AGAAGAAGAAATTATAGAAAGTATTGTAAAAGGAAGTGAAGATGATGATAACTATGATGATGATGATGATGATGATGATGATGATGATGATGATGATGAAATAGAAAATGATAATAATAGTAGTAACAAAGGAAGAATAGAAAACAAAGGTTTAATATCTATTATATCTTATCTTGCAGATAAATTTGATATAGACGATAATTTTTTGCAAAGTGATGCTATCAAAAAAGAACCTTTGCAAAAAATATTAGATTTTATTTATGAGGAAGCAGAAGATAAGATATTAGAAAAAAATAGTGATAAGCTATACAAATCAGAACTATCTTACCAACTTGACAATTATTTATCAAAAGGAGGAAATATACAAGATTTTTTTTATGAATTTTTGACATCTACCGACGAATTAGGTAAGCAACAAGAAATAATAGCAGATTTAAGTGATAAAGAATTGTTGTATGTAGATTTCATTAACAAAGGTTTTTCAGAAGAAGAAGCAATAGAGTTTTTAGAAGATTTAGAAAAGAAAGGTAAATTAGGAATAAAAGCTAAAAATTTAAGAAACCTAATAGAGGAAGGAATAGAAATACTTAAAAGAGAAAAGTTAAACAATATTCTTAAAGAGAAAAACGAAGTATTAAGTGAGATAGAAAAGAAAGAATATGAACGTATAGAACAAGAAAAAGTAGATTTAGCAAATAAGTTAAGCAATATAAATAGTATTTACAATTTTCCTATTACAGAAGAACAAAAAGAGGAGTTATTTGAGTTTATTACAGAAACAGATAAAGATGGCTATACAGGATTAGATAAAGCATTGCAAAGCAATGAAAACTTAATCTTTATTAGCTTTCTTCTGAAATATGGTAACAACTTCATAAATTACTTGCAAAATGCTTTCAAGGAAAGAAGCAAGAAAATATTTTATGATAAGTTACTAAAAGAACCAATTGTTACACAATCTAAAAGTAGATTAGCTGTAAAAGACAATTTAAATGTTCAAAAGTTAAACGAATTTTAGTTATGAGAATACTGAAAAAAATAGTTGGCGACTATAATGGTCAGCTTTCTTATGAAAAGCTCGCAGATGCTTTTAAGGTTGCACCAGCATTAAGTAGTAAAGCGGTGAGATTGTATCCTCAATTTTCTCTCATAAACCTAACAGAAGGATTAGGATATATCTATGCAACAGATAAAGCAAAAGAGGAAAATATCAATGGATATTATGCCGAATGGAAACTAATTGGTGAGCCTAATATGCTATGCAACTTTGTTGCAGGTGGTAGTACAGGTACTAACTTGGGTGTTAATAATAGCTCTTTTTATGTATGTTTAGATGAGCAGTTTTTTAATTCAGAAGAAGTAGGTAAATTAGAAAACGGCAAACTTATCTATTTTGAAGATAATGGGACTATGCTTACTTCGGGTGTATTTCGTTATCGTGTAAAACTGCTTACTAATTCACCATCAGATAGCGTATCCGATATTTGGACAAGTGCTGGAAGAAAGATACAATATATGTATCCTGCAACCAGTGAGTTCAATGATAGAGGCTATTTTAAGATGCGTTATAGCGAAGAGCTACATAGAGAGTATGTTACAATGTTCCGTTCACAAGTAAGTATTTCTGGTACTGCTAATATGACCAAATATATTCTAATGGACGATATTAGCAAAGAAAGATTTATTATGGACGAGTATGAAAAACAGCTTTTGCAAAAAGTTGCTTATGACAAAGAAAACATACTTATCTATGGTAAAAGTACTGTAAATGAAGATGGGGTAGTTCATTTAACCAATCCTAATACAAAACAAAAACTTTACACAGGCAACGGATTAGAAAATCAAATTAGCTCATCTTCAAGGGTTTCTTATACTTCACTTTCTAAACAACTGCTAAAAGATATTATTGGTGAAGTGGAATATAGGGCAGGTAAAGCAGAAGACGGAGTAAATATCTTGCTTGTAACAGGTAGCCGTGGTAAGCGTATCTTTATGGATTTAATGGAAGATAGCTTAAAAGTAGGGGATAGGGTATATGCTACACGTTCAGGAAACAACATAACTCTTGGTGGTAACTTTACCAAGTTTATTTATGGTAATAGCACTATTACGGTAAGTGTAAGTCAGCTACTTGACTACAAAAACCAAGCTGATGAACTTGATGAATATGGTTATCCTTTAAGCAGTAGCAAGATGTTTTTTATAGATAGAGGCACTTATGATGGGCAGCCTAACATTAGTGTATTCTATCAAAGTGGCTTAAAACTTATTATCAATGATATTATTGGGGTAGGTGGTAAAGATGGAAAAAGCAGTGGTGTTGTTAGCTCTCCTATTCATGGCTCAAGTAAGATAGCATTAGGAACAATAGGATTAAAACTATTAAATCCTGATAGCTGTATGCTTTTAGAACGTTCTATTATTTAAACTTTGTAATCTATGCCAAGGAAACCTATGAATAAAATAGTAGAAGAAACACAAGCAGAAACAGAAACATCTGTACTATCTGTATTAGACCAAAAGGAACAAGCTATACTGGAAGGTTTGCATAAAAAGTATGTTGTTCCTATAAAAGATGAAAAGATAGTATTGGTATGCAAAGATGCTAAAATGCGAATAAAGTCGATAAGATGTATGATACAACCCCCTGTAGAACGTAGTACAGGTAAGCTATTTACAGGTCAGCCTATTTTTACAGAAGAAGAAAAACGATATGTACCACATATAGTTACCAAAGATACTACACGCATATTGCAGGGGAAAGTTGTATTAGACTTATCTAATCCGATAGATGCAATTGACTGGGTCTGGATGCGAGAACACCCTTATATCAATCCCAAGTTTGGTAAAAATTTATGGGAAGTAGAAGATACAGAAAAGCAAGTAAAAGAAAAGTTAAGCAAAGAAAAGAAAGCTATTAAACTCAAATCTGCTTTGTTAGAGCTTGCTTTAAGTGAAAAACGTAAAATAGTAAGGGTGTTTGCTGGTAATTCAGAAGACACTGAAAATGCTATTGATACATTCTTATTAGATTTAGTAGATAAAAATGTAAAAATGGCAACAGGTAGAGATGTAAGTCAAATTTATGAAGACAAAGAGTATCTAAACAATTGCTATTTTGCTTATTTGCTTATAGATAAAGGCGAAGTAAGTATTAACTTGTCTAATTATCTATTTAGAGATAAAGTAATAGCAACTGATTTTGAGGGATACTTAATGTGGCTTAATGAAGCATCTAACAAAGAGGTAGTATCTGTATTACGTAGCAAGTATCGTGTATGAATAGTTTAGAGATATATGAGCGTTGTGTAATAGATTTAGATAAGTATGATACACCTACTTTTGAGATAGTAGATTTTAACAGGTATGCTGAAAGAGCTTTATACGAATATATTAACGAAAAGTATAAAGAGTTTGAAATGGTTCAAAAGCGTACTGATGATTTACGTCAATTTGTAGTGTTTAATACTTTTCCTAATACAAACAACGTTTATATTACTTTACCTAACGATTATTTAAGGCTATTGTCTGTTTGGTATTACATAGAAGATTTTGATTGTAATACTGATAGGTGGGTAATAGTGCAAAAGACAACAGCGGATAAATTAGGGTATAGCGAGAATAACTACTATTGGAAACCTAAGCTTACTAATCCGCAATATCAGATTATAGGAAACAATTTGTATTTTAGAGTAGGAGATGATGATGCTTCAAGAATATTACAAGTAAGATTGGAGTATATTGCAATACCTACTTTATATTACATAGACCCTATAACCTTAGTGCCAAGTAATCCACCTTATACTGATGAAGTAGATATGCAGATAATAGATAAGATTGTTAGGATATTTCAAAGTGCTACGAATATACAGGGTTATCAAGTTTCTACACAAGAGTTAAGTTTCAAAAATAATTAACCTTAAAAAAATATGGCAATCAATATTCCAACAAGACGAATGGTAGTGAATACATCACAACAACTACAAGTGTTTGTGTATAATAACACTACATTAGCACCTGCCGCCTGGGGTCCAAACACCTTTGTAAGAATGGTAGGGTTTGCAGAGTTTAAGCAAGCAGATTTGATAAGTAACACACAAGTACCTTATACTGCACCTGTAGCACACGTAGTAGATATAAATTTTCCTACTGCACCTGTTGTGGGAGATGAGATAACTGTAAGCATAGTAAGCCGAAATATACAAGGTTTTGGCGCTTATGTATCTACTTTGGAAGCTAATAGAGATATGGTACATCATTTAGTACAAAGTCCTATGACAGCTACACAATTGCGAGATACTATATTTCAATTGTATCAGAACAAGTCAGACATAGGTAGATTTTTTACACTTTCTACCATAGGTGCTACAACAATACGTGTAACTGCTCAATTGGGTATAGAGGTAGAGCCCAAAGTAATAGGATATAATGCTACTGTAACTACTGTTACACCTTTCAACGTAGGTACAGGACATTATGATGTAATACACCCTTTTGTTACGGAGTGTAAAGCTATGCCTTATGCACCACTTGCAGAAAAGTATAATGTACCTATTAAAGGAAGACAATATAGGACATATCATTGGCTTGTAAGGGGATTAGATGAAAGTCCCGTAGGGTTAAGTATAGCTTCGCAAATTTCAGAAAGGCAGTTAGAGTATGTATTATATGTAGATACTACTTTGACTACGCTGATAACACAGCTGAATGCGATAGTTTGATTTGGTATAAAAATAAAAAAGGGGTATTCAGTGAATATCCCTTTTTTTATTGCTTTTTTATCCAATCGCTCAGCTTTTTTTATTTTAATTCCATAGTGATACGACGAAAGAAAGCCCTACATACGTTTGTATGTAGAGCTTGTTATTTATTAAAAGCGGATAGCTTTCAAGTTGTCTATTATACAAAGAACGATTTATATAAATAATAAATAGGAGACAACTTGTTTGCTGTTGCAAATATAATACAAAATTTTTTTTATTGCAAATTTTTTTTTAGATTTGTTAGTAATTTGAGAATATTGAAAAAATATGGCTACATTATCACAATTAGCATCTATTGTACAAAATACTATCAATGGGGGATATGGTGTTATCAATGAGAACATACATATCAATCAGATAAAAGATGAGATAGTGATGACATCAAGGCGTTTGTATGATGAATACAGGCGTAATGGATTTTTCAGCGACCATGAGCTGAATATGATGTATCAAAGGCTTACGTGTATAGAGCTAATATGCAGGAGTTTAACAGAGTGTTGTGGTATAGATTTGCAAAGTGAGCAAAAGGTATTGTATGCAAAAATACCTGCTGTAATAGAGTTGAGATATGTAGGTACAATAGAGTGGGATAAATCTTTTATTATAAAGACAGGTGTAATGACTAATTATGTGGGAGTTAGTCGTTTTACAAGGAATAAGACTATTGCTTGGTTAAGGGGTAATACGGAACTAATTATTTTCAATCCACCTACATACAATATGAAATACATAGCTATTGATGCTATGTTTCAAGACCCAAGAGATTTGTATGCTTATGATTGTAGTGTATGTAAGAGTGATGAAGAAGCATTTCCTATACCTGATAAATTTGCTGATATTATTACAGGTAAGTTAATAGCTTCGTATATGCAGTATAAACAAATTAAGCCTTTACAATCTAATACACAAGCAGATGTAATATAGTAAAAGTTTATGAGGGTATATAGAGATGGTGAAAGAAGGTTAGTGTATAACCATTTAGCGATTATAATATACAATATGATAAAAAGAACTTGCTATGTAAGGTTTAATGGTACACATTCTTTTTTTCTGATGGTTATTGCTTATTTGTTGTATATTGTAATAGGATTTAAGTATTTAAGAAAGTTGTTTAATAATAAACCTGAAAATGGTGTAAAGAATGAGAAACGTGTAATAGAGCATATTGTAGATTTAGGGGTTTTAATGATACGAGAACCTTTGCTGAATGTAATAGAAAAAGGGCATATAGCTACCTATAGAAATTTTAGTTTTAGAAGAAGGGAAATACACAATAAAGACAAGATATTAAATAGAAAGAAACAGGTATTAAGACAATACAGAGCAGATTTTATGTTAAAGAAAGAGGAGTTTTATGTTGTAGATGTATTTTGCGATAAACGCAATAAGTATTTATTTTCAATGATAGTAAGAAAAAAGAGAAATGGAAACGCAACAAAACACTCATAGATATATTACGCATTTGCAAGTAATGGAAAAGTTGCAAGACTTTTATGGTATATACTTGCAAGAGCATATTGTTCAAGAAATGGTTTATGATTGTCTATTAGATTTAGGCAGGATTACACCTATTAGGGATATGACTTGTTTAGATATAATAGACTATAAAATTGATAATGATAGATTGCCTTGTAATTTATACTATATTAAGTCTATCACAAAACATAGTAATATATTGTATGATAAATTACCTATTGGTAATGAGAACTATGTAGGGCAGGTATATGGTATATATGTTGATTACATATGGGATAATGAGGGAATAAAGTTTAATACCACAAATGAAAAAGTTTGTATAGAATGGGAAGGTATAAAAATTGATAAGGATAATAACATATTGTTTGAGGAGGATTTATTAAATGTATGTGTTGCTTATTGTGTGTATAAGAGTGATTATGCTAAGTTTAGGTCAAGACAGATAGACCCTGCGGTATATCAAGAAAGTTACAGGATATATCAGGAGGAATTTCAAAAAGCAAGACGTACAAGATTTAATAGAAACTATTTAGACAAAGCAGTAAAGACGTTATTATCTTGGAATGCTAACAGATATTTTTATTAGTTATGAGTGAAAGACCACATCAAATAATTGGTTTTAGTAAAGGGTTAAATAAAGATGTACATATTTCTTTGTTAGAACCTGAATTTTTACGAGAGGCTTACAATTTTAGGTTATACACTGAGGATGGTAATGCTTTTATTACTGCTAATCTAAAAGGTACAGAACTTATTAGCTCGCTTACTGCTGATTTTGTACCAATAGGATATGTAGTAGCAAGAGAATTTTGTTATATCTTTTCGCACAATCCTTTGACAGGTGAAGGCGAAATAGGAATGTTTCCAAGTTTAGACATATCTAATGTTGCTTTAATAGGTACAGCAGGAGTAGAAATAAACAATTTACCTATTAGCTATACATATAAGCCTTTGTACAATTTTTACTATCCACCTTCCACAAATAGAACAGCATTAAGACATACAAACTTTAATTTTAGTTTAGAGTACCCTGTAGAAGCAGAAGCAAGATTAGATTATGATGGAAGCTATAATTTATATTTTGTAGATTTTAACAATAAAATAAGAGTAATAAATACAGGAATAGCAAGACAAGAAAATGGTTTATACAAGCTAACAGAACGAATGTATGAACCTAATAATTTTTTCGATACAATGCTACTTATACTAACATCAGACGAGGTAGCTAAAATAGATTATTTGTATCAAGAAGATATAGGCAGGTTAAGATGTGCTACATATATCTATCATATTGCATATAGTAATGATAAGATAAATAAGACGGCTATTATATCAAGTAGTATGCCAGTAGTGGTATATGAGAGGCGAAATAATAGTATAGATATGGGTAGTGAGGATAGTAGATATGGTAATACAGAAATAGCTTTTAGTACATCAGATAATTATGAAGAAACCTTTGCACAGATAACTAATGTAATGCAAGTAAGTGGTGTAGATACACAATTTAGGTATATGCACGTTTTTTTTGAAATTATCTATGGTATAGGCAATAAAGAGTATGGAGTATATGAGTTTCAAGAACCTATTGATATTACAGGAAATACTATCAGTTTTAAGCATACAGGATTAGAACCGCTAAATAGCTTATCGGATAAAGCTATAAATATATTTTATGCACAAATAGCAACAGCCAAAAGTGTAGCACAATTAGATAGCAGGTTATTGCTTTTTCATACAAAGACTGATGATGCAGAAAAGCAGTTTAAGGCATTAGAAAACTATGCTCAAAGAATACAAGTAAGGCATATAAAGGTAGATTTAGGGAAGCTATCAGATTTTGAATATAGTTGGCAAGACGCTTATATAGAGCAGACTTTACCGCAACTAAACTTATCTAATTCTGGGTATCAAAATCCTTATCATATCTATTACAATTTAGGTTATCATTATGGAGAAATATATCAATTTGGTATCCAATACATACTAAAAGGTAATGTATTTAGCAATGTCTTTTTATTAAGTGGAGCAGATGATTTAAATTGTATTACATCATTTAGCAGTTTAACAAATGATAAAGGGATATATCGTTTTCCTAAGAGGGGAGTAAATGGATTTGATGGCAGTAGTTTTACAAGCAATTTGCATACAGACCATTTGGTAGCAATGTTTCCTACTTTCAGTTTCCCTGATTGGAACTTAACATTGCCAAATCCTGATGAAAATGAAGCAAACGAGTTTGTCAGGGATAATGTAATAGGATTTCGTTTAGTAAGGTTAGAAAGAAAGAAAGATTGCTTTGGTCAAGGCATTGTTGTCCCTTGCTACTCTGTACCACCTTTTAAGTGGGGCTTTAATAGTCAGCCATTAAGAGAACTTACAGCTTTTTACAATTATCATTATGGATATAGCACAAGATACCCCGCTTCGAATTTGTATTATTTTGTGAGCAATCCTACATATAGACAAAGGTTAAGCGATTTTTTAAGGGATAGCAAGAACGTAAGGAAAGTAATACCTTTACCTTCGGGCTTGTTAGATGGAGCAGATAGATTAGAGGGAACTATAGAATTCAATAATTTTCAAAGTATTATTATATCACAAGCCTACCGAGACCCTTTTAGAGTTGCTTATGTAAGTATGGATATAATAGCAGATGAGCGTTTATATGGAAGTGTTTTAAACAATAATGACATTAGCTTTGAAGTAACAGGTAGTTATTTATTAAAGCCTACTTATCAGTTTGTTACTTTAACCGATTTTTATAATACAGGAAACAGTGCTGGTGTAAGTTATTGTATGCAGATGGCTTTTTTTAATGAAGCCTATCCTCCTATATTTCCGCATTTAGCGGGCAATGAAAACGATAGTTATGCAAGGATAAATAATTATCTTTTTAAGGGGAAAAGTTATTTTGTTTATGCAGGCAGACCAGCAAGCAATGAAAAATTTACTTCTCAAATAAATACACACGACGAAGGAGGATTTAAGATTTTTCACCCTAATCATAGTGGAGGTGAAAATGGTTGGGTAGTACCTATGCAGACAAATTGGAATGCTTATGTAGGAATAACTTTGGGATATGGTTGGGAAACGCATACTGCACCATTAAGTAGGACAGGAGCATTAGAAGTAAATGGAGTACCTACAAATTTATATTTTAGGGATACAGCATTAGAAGAGCTATACACACCACCAAGCCTTAATATGATAAGTCCTCAACCAGGGGATACCTCTAATCCTATGGATTGTTATTATTTGAGTATAGGAACATCAGGGGGTTATTATTATGACCCAGGGAAACAATATATGAATTATGATATAAATTATCTTGATGTTCTTATACACGACAGAGCTTGGATAGTAGATTTATTTACCAGCAGTACAGGTAGGACAACTAATATATACAATTGGTATGATGGACTTACGCAAGTAAAGTTTTTCATTCCTATCACTTTAAACTTATCTAAACAAGAAGTAGCAAGTAATAGCTATTTTATCAGGGGGTATAATGGAGATAATTATCAGGGGGTATGGTATAGGAAGTTTTGGTTTAGCAATTACAGACATAGTTTTGGTGGTAGTAATGGAGATAGATATGTATATGGTGGAGTAATAACAATGGCTAAATGCGACAACAATTACAATCCATATAGTAGGGTAAGGGAATTATGGAGTGTAACAGAAAGAGAGCCAATGAGTGAGGGGACACAAGGTAATAGGAGAGCATTTTTTCCTGTATATGCTAATTCACTTATGTATAACCAAGCATCACCGCCAAGAATAAAACCAAGTGATGGAGTATATTTTTCTGCTACAAAACTAAATGTATTTTTCTATGCTAAAAACTATCATACTTTTGAGAGTTTGTTTTATGAGTTAGGGGGTAATTCACAATGGGGCGGATATATTGTAAATTTGTTAAACGTAAAAGAAATATTAGAAATACAGAATTATTTTCCTACAAGATTATACTATTCAGAAAAGCATATTAACAATAGTTTTATAGACAATTATAGAGTAGTATATCCATTTAGTTTTCAGGATTACGATTTAAGTTTGGGGAAAGGTACAGCAGTAAGAGTATTAAATAATAGGTTGTATATTATTCAGGAAGATGGAGTAAGTTTAGTAAGTTTTAATGAAAGGCAAGCTATTAGTGAGGAAGGTAGTGTATATATAGATACTACATCAGTATTAAGTCCCTATCAAGCGACTTTGTCAAGAAAATATGGTAGTATTCATAGGGATAGTGTAATAGCTACAGACAATAGCATATATTTTATAGATGCTAAACGCAGGTCTATATGTAGGATAGAAGAGGGAGGAGTTAGGGATTTAAGTGAAGGTAGGATAAGTAGTTTTTTAAATGAGATATTTGATGTATATGGAGAAGATACGAGGGAATTATCAGGGGCGATATATGTAAGGAGTTTTTACAATAGGAGATATGATGAGATAAATTTTGTGATATATAAGAGGAGAAATCCTGCGGTAGCATACAATATAGTATTTAGTGAGAAGCTAAATGTGTTTATAGTACATAGTTATTTACCTGCAATAGGGTTTAGTATTTTTGATGATTATTATACTTTATTTGACAATGAGCCTATTATTACATTTCCTAATGATAGTCCTGTATATCAGAATGGTCTATATAATATATATCAGAATGATGTAAGCAATATAAGGAATAGGTTTTACGGAACGGATTATCCTATGTATTTTCATTACATAGTAAATACAGATTATCAAATGCAAAAGATATTTGATAATATAACTATTTTATCTAATCATATACTACCTACAAGGTTGTTTTATAGGATTACTAATGAAAATGGTATTGTATTACAAGATACTATTTACTATGCTAATGGAATACCTTTGGGAGTGATAAATAATATAGTAAATAGAATTAGTTATAGGGAACATACTGCAAGATTTGCTATACCATATACAGATAAAAGTTCTAATATAGTAGGTAGGAGGTATAGGGATAAGGCAATAGAGATAGGTATATATTATGATACCAATGACTATGTAGAGATACAACGTATTATTACGTATTTCAGATATAGTTTTAGTTAGTAAAAAAACATTACATATATGAAGTGCAAAAGCAAGTTTAATAAAAGGTATTTACAAAATGGCAATATAATAGAGCAAAAAAGTATATTAGGCTATAAAAGACATAGTCCTTTTGTAGATGAAGAATATTTGGTAATAGATAGTCCTCGTGGCAAGATAACAATGAAAGAGGTAGATTTTCCTATATTAGGAATAGGAGAGAATGGAGAAAGTATAATAATGGAGCCAGAGAAAGAATATCAGTTTAGTAGTAAGAAAGTATTAGAAATACCTTTGCACAAGTTAAAGAGAAAAACAAAATTTAGTAGTGGTGGTCTATTTACTAATTTAGCCAATAGCAATCCATTAGCACCTAAACCTTTAAAGACGAGTGCAGGCAGTATAACGGAAGACAATGCGGATAGTGTATTAGATGGCTATAATAAAATGCAGGGAACAATAGGAACAGTAGGAGCAGGTATAAAAAGTGTAGGTAGTGTATTAGACACTTTTATTCCTGGTGCAGGTTTAATAGGAAATGTAGTAGGTGGTTTAGTAGAAGGGATAGGAACTTTGGGAACAAAGTTATTGTATGGTGATAAAGTAAAGAGAGCTCAAGATTTGAAAGCCTATGGTATTTATGCAAATAAGATGAGAAAACAAGAAATAGATATGAAAAATGCTTTGGGGTACATTTAATTTTTATTTATCAAAAATGTTTTTTATATTTGGTTGTTTTTATTACAAACTTAATTATTCACATATATGAAAAAGAAACTAAAATACTATCAAAAAGCTGGCAAATATACAAATGTAAAGCCAAGTGGAGGTGAAACAGGACAAGTGTTTCAAAGCATTGCAAGTCAAAATCCTGATTTGTTAAATTACAAAAATGCTTTTTTAAGCGAGTATCCTGATGCAGACGAAGATGTTGCAAATAGTGTAGCAATAATAGCTTATAGTAAGAAAACAAATAATCCCGCTATTAGAAAGCAATTTTTGACTAAATTAGGAGGTGGAGATTATTTTAAGGGATATTCTTTGTACAATGAGCTTATCAATCAAAACGAGGAAGTTTATGAAAAGCAAAAAGGAGATAAGTATCAACAAGGAAATGAAACTATGAAAAAAGATTTTGAGTATATTTCAGAAGATATGTATAACACTAACTTAAAAGATTTGTCAAATATGAAAAAGAAAATGCAAAAAGGGCAAATGTTCCCTTCATTCCCTATTGCTACACCTACATCAAACAAAGGTGTTAGTGATGCTGAATATAATTCTAATAGAGAGTTATATTTAAGAGCAGACAAGCTAGTATACGATTTAGCTAAGTTAGAAGAAGATATGAAAGAAAGTGCTTATTACTTGCAAAAAAATAAGAATTATGAAGTTGAAAACACTATATCTGCTTTGAAAAAAAGGAGAAATGAGATTTTAAGTGAGTATAATTTTATTAAAGATAGAATAGGAGATGATATAGATGAGATTATCCCTAATGAAATGTTTAATCGTGTAATAAATTATGATTTTGTAAAAGGAGAAACTAAAAATCCTAAATCTAATGAAATAGCTTATGATAGAGCTATTGAAATGACAACGGATAAAAAACAAAGTAAAAAGCAGTCAAGGCAAGATTTAGCAAATGTTTCTACAAAAGACTTATGGGAAATGCTAACCCAAAGTTCTTGGCAAGAAGCTAAAAAGCAAGGTTTAACAGATGGCAGTGCAGAACAAAATTTAGCTTTAAGAACAAAACTTATAGAAGGCAATGCTGATTTGTTAAAACAAAAGTTTAGTGGTAAAGAATTGCAATTTGCCAAAGGTGGGAAAGTATATGGAGCAAGTCATCAAGAAGGAGGAGTACCTGCGGTAGATGCTAATACAGGAGAACAAGTAGCAGAAGTAGAAGGAGGGGAAAGAATATTTAGTAGAGAGGATACGCAAGCTATGGAGCAGATGGTTATGCAAATAGCAAATGCAAAAAGCGAGCAAGAAGGCAATCGACTTGCTATGCAATTAGGATATATGGTAGCAGATATGATTATGGAACAAATGCAAAGACAGGGCAAAGAGAATATGGGACAAGATATGGAAGAAAAGCCTATGAAAGAAGAAGCTATGCCTATGGCTATGGGTGGAAGAAAGCTAAAAGCAAATAAAGTATTAGAGTTATTAAATAGCTATTAAAAGCTAATCCCCCATAGCTCAATTGGTTAGAGCATCTGACTCATAATCAGAAGGTTGTAGGTTCAAGTCCTGCTGGGGGAACTAAACAAGAAATATTATGAAAAAGAAATCAAAATTTTCTACTTATTTAAGAAAACCTACGTACTTAAGTGGAGGGTCTATTACAGGATTGTTAAGTAGTATGGGTGGTGGAAATATGTCAGGTATAACAAACTTATTAGGGGTTTTATTAGGTAACAATCAGCAACAAGGTTCTGTAACCCCTGGATCTGGATTAGGAAGTATTGCAAAACCTTTTGTAGATAAGATAGAAGACCCTACAACAAATGCAATTCTTACGGGATTGACACAAGGAGCAGGAGGATTATTAAACTTATTAAATCAGAATTTAGATAAGAAAATGCAACCTAATGCGGATTTATTAGCGGAGATAAGCAAGGCACAACAATCTAAAAAGTTAAAAGAGCCACAAGCACAAACATTGTTTGAAACAACAAGAAGTAAATATAGAGATTTAGTAGAAACACCTTTAATACAAGAACCTACGGATAGATTGTATTATAGAGCAAAAGGTATAGACCCAACAAAAATAGATTTTAGTAAATCTATTGATTTTGGAGATTATGATTTTGTTTTTAAGGACAATCCTGTTGCTATGTCTTATGCAAAAGCTATGAAGCGTAGCTTTCCTGATATGGACAATCAATTGATAGAGGTATCGGTAGGAGGTATGCTTGATGATGAAGATAGGTATAAGTTATTTGATAAGTTAGGGAAAGGAGACCATTCAAAAGGGTATGATTTATATAATGCTTTGATAAATAGTAATAAGGATAAGTATGAGTTTTTAGATATGGGTGGGCGAAATACACATAGTAAAGATGGGAGACTTACAGCGTTAAGTGAGAATGATAGGAGAATGAAGTTTGCCTCGTATGAGCCTATTGAACCAATAGAAGTTAAACCTGAACCCGAACCTGAACCTAAACCTGAACCTAAACCTGAACCTGAACCTATTAAAGAACCTATTAAAGAGCCTATTAAAGAAACAAAGGTAGAAACACCTATTGAAGAAAAACCTGTTGAGCCTACATTAACAAAGCAAAAATTGCCTTATACACCTTATCAATTGCAAAAGCAATACAATGCTTTGCAAGGGTTATTAAGTGGTGTAGATTTAGTGAGGGCAAGGTTATTAGGCAATGATGCTTTTAGAAAATTACAGAAGTTAAGAAGACCTGATGACCCTTTGCAAGTAAATGTAAAACCAGCAGAGAAAAGTACATTAGAAAATGAAAAGAGAACGATAGATGAAAATATAGACAAGGGATTAAGAGTAGTTAAAGGAGCAACAGGAAACTTGCAGAGTTTATTGTCTTCAGCACAAAATATGATTGGTAATGGAGTAGAAGCAAAGCAAAAGTTAATGACAGAAGAAGAAAATAGGTTTAAGAATGATTACTATAACAGAGAGTTTCAGCAATTAAAGGATATAGATATACAAAATCAATTGTATAAAAGACAACAAAATAAAGAGATGTATGATGAAGCAAAAGAGAATTTGAAAAATGCGGCATTAAAAGCATCTATGATGCAACAACAAAATTTGCAAAAATTAAATAATATATTAAGTGAAAATTTACAGAATAGACGTTTGCATAGTAAGCAGGTATATGATTCTATGCGGGTTTATCGTGGAGCAAAGAAAGACTATTTAGAGCAAATGAAAGCCTCTCACCCTGAATTTTTTTACAAGAAAGATAATAATGGAAATTATGTAAAGACAAGTGCAGAAGAGCAACAAAAGATGCTTGCAGAATGGGAAAAAGATTTTGATACGGGAGTAGGTAAAGAATATGCTAATCTTGTTAATGATGTAATGAATTATGGAGGTAAAGGATTTTTAGGAGCATTTAGACGTAACAAAGGTTATTTACCATATAGTATTGAAGAAAGCAATGATAATACACTTACTTTGGAAAGTGGTACTATAAATGAACAAAATAATACAAATAATACAACTACAAATAATAGTGTATTATCTAATAATCAAAACACACAATATAGTAATAACAATCAACAAAGGTATAATAGCATAGCAACAGACAACTATAATATAGGGGTTAATTTATTTTCAGGAAATAGTAGAATACAAACACCTTCTATTATATCTAATCAAAATACTACCTCTAATAACAATATATTTTCTAATAGTAATACAAACCCTAATTTGCAAATGCTATATCCTTACCTATTTGGATATAATAATAATAAAGTATATCAGGGTTCAGGGAAAATGGATATAGACAATGAGTATAGAGAGGTAATGCAATTGATGAAACTTTTACAAGATAAAGAGCAAAGCAGTAAGAAAAGTAAAGGAAATAATGTTGTTATCAATAATAGTTATTTAGATAGGCTTATCGCAAATTTGCAAAAGGCAGATGTTTTAACGATATCCCAGGACAATCAGTTCAGGCAAAACATTTATGATAGCATTAGACGTGCTACAGATGTAGCAAGAAGCACATTCTTAAAAATGTAAATAGTATGTCTTACAAAAAATATGTAAATAATAAACCTATACCAAAATTTGATTTAGGGGGTTTATATTTTCCTTATGGTACTACCATAGATGACCCAAGGAACCCTATGAACTATTACGCAATAGACTATGTTCCTTTGCCTTATATGCCTTATGATTTAGAAAGTGAATTAGAATTATTAAAAGAACCTACTATTCCTAAACCTAATTTAGATTTTGGTAAATTAAGAGAAAAGTTAGATAAAGACTTACTGCCTGCTGAAAAAGAAGCTATTTTAAGTCAATTTGACAATTTAGTAAGAGAAGCTACACAAATAGCAGTATTTAATCCTTATGCAAACTTTGACCAAAACTTTATCAATCTTAATCATAAAATAAACGAGTTTGTTCATAATGCAGTATTACAAAGAGCAATAGACAATAAAAGAAACTTTGAAAAAACAGGTACAGAGCTTATCAAAACATCAGATAGCTATGCCTTAGACCCTACAGGTATTCCTATGCCTATTACAAATGGACAAGTAGTAAAGTACTATACACAAACAGAATTTTACAGAGACCCTTTGTATGGTTCTATATCCAGAGCTGACAATGTAAATGGAGTATCTTTGGCTAATAATACTTCATTTACCGTAGCAGACCAAAAGTCTTTTTACGATTATTTAGATAAAGTAACTAATACAAAAAGCGATACAAAAGCAAGAGGACGTGAAGAAGGAGGTTATATAATAGGAGCTACCTTTTTTGAAGCAACGCCTATTATACATACAAGACAAGGCTATGATTTTCATTTAGAGAATAATTTGAGGCAGATGACAGAAGTAAAAGCAAAAATATTAACTGCTTTTCAAAATGCTAATAGTTTAGAAGATATGGAAAGAGATTTGCTTTCTATGTCTAATGAAAGTGTAGTAAATTCTTTTAAGACTAACTTACAAAAGGCAAAGCGTTTAGTAGCCAGCGATATGAATGAATATATTAAGCTTGCAGAAGGAATGAAATTAAAAAAGGAAGAAGATATAACACAAGCACAAAAACAACTTGAAGTTATTAAAAATAAATTAGCAAATAACCCTAATGATGAAGGATTATTACAACAAAAGGCTTATTATGAGGGAATAGTAAAAAATAAAGACAAAAGTGATGTATTTAAGTTTAATAATATTAAAAATGCTATTGATTTAATTTCTAAAAATGTACCTAAACAATATGCAGAAGGATTAGCTAATTTATTAGCCCAAGAAGACCCTTTGCGTTTGCAATATGCAATTAGAGCTTTAAGGAAAGACCCTAATTATGCTATCAATCATATTGCTTCATCACCTTTTTTAAGAGCTTTGTATAGCTTAAAGAAACCTGAATTATTTAATGCAGTAGTACAAAACATTGGCAGTAGTTTAGAAGCTATGGACGTATTTGTAGGAACAAATATCTTTACAAATACTATGGACGTATTTAGAGCTCAAAAGACAGAGCTTATAGACAAGCTACAATATAAATACATAGAAACACTTAATTTAGAACGTGTAGGTGGTGGTGGTGGTTCAAGACAAGAAGATTCCTTGTTTAATTCAGTAGCCTATAATATTTTGACAGGAGCAGGTACAAGATATGAAGAAGAAGACAAGAAAGCTATGTCTGTGCAAGAAGCTACTTCATTTTTTGGTATAACTTCAGCAGATATAGATGACAATGCAAAACAAGGAGAAGGTAGTGTATCTGTGTATAGAAAAGAGGAAGGGTTAAGTGGAATACTTGTAGATAGAATAAGAGATGGATTGTATAAGAAAAAAGAAGGAGATAAAACTTATTCAGGATTTGTCCCTGGTAAAAACGTAGGAACGGTATATGCTATATTAGAAAATGGTGAAAGAGTAAAAATAGACCCAAATAGTTTTCCACAAGGACAAGTTGTATCAATATCAGATGTACAAAGTGCTAATTTAACATCAATATCTACTAAAAGTGGAGTGGTATCTATTCCTACTATTACTGCTATACCTGATGCTAATGGAAATAATTACATTGTAAATGTTACGTACAGAAACGGAGAAACAAAAAGTATAAATTTAAAAGATGCAAAACTTTTTGAGGCAGTAGCTAATAGCACAACTCAATACAACATTACTAACGTAAAGGCTAAAAAGGAAACATCAAGCATTAACGATAACGAACGTTTTGTAGATAAGTTACGTAATAAAGCCCAAGGTAAAGGAACAGATTTTGAAAATACAACCATGCACAATAATTTAGATGGTGATCAAATAAAATTTCATACACCCTATAATAGTAAAATACAAAGTGGGTTAAAATAAAAATTAGACAAATACAACGATATGTTTAGAGATATAGACCCCCAAGTGCTTTTTATACGTGATAAAGACTTACATTTTGATTTTAATAAGTTTTTAGAAAAGATTGATTACGACAATTTAGACAAACAAGATGCTATTGACTTTGTCATTAGCACAAAATCTTATCCTTTGTTAAATTGGAATAGAGTAGAATATGATGAAGATAGTGTAAAAAATACATTATTAGACAGGGGATTGTCTGAAAAGGAAGTACAAAACAAATTAAGTAAATACAAAAATTTCTTAAAGCATATAGGAGAATATGATGTAAGACCTATTACTTTGGAAGAATTGTTATTAGAAGAGTTAGAAAAAGAAAGATTATTAAGACAAGATGATGAGCTGAAAGAGGAAAACCAGGGAAATGATATTCCTAAACTTCAAAAAGGAGCTAAAATAGAAACTAAAACAGGAGAAGAAGAAGAAGATAAAGAGCTATCAGCCTTAAAAAATGTAGGAAACATTTTTAATTTGTTTAATAATAATCAAGGTTTTATTGTATATGACTATAACCCAAGAACAGCTAAAGACTTAAAATTGACTATCAATTTAGATAATGAATTAGGGAAAATATCTTTGCAGGGAGAAAATGTTGCAGATTATTTAGGCTCTATGTTACCAAAAGATGCAGAATACTCGCCTTTACCTGTTGAGTTAAGAAACGTTCCTGATGCTACACTTACGAAAGATATACAAGAAGCCTTAAAGCAATTAGATAGAGGTTATTCTTATATTAACAATTTAGATGGCAATTATTCATTAGATAGTTTAGGGAAAGATGAAGATTTGTATAAAAAATTTGGAGTAAGTGAAAATAAAGCATTAGATAAATCGGTAGAATTATTCTTTGAATTGACAAACAAAGTACCTACTGGGATTTTTTCATCATATATAGAAAAAGTACCTACTTGGATTTTTTCATCATATACAGAAGAAGAAGAAGAAGAAGAAGAAAAGATAACTACAAATGCAAGGAATATAGATGTACTAATGGCTTATGCAAGCAAAGATGAAAACATTAAGAGTTTAATAGAAAAGGAAGAGGGGGATACATTGTATAAGAAAGGTCAGGCTTTTTTAGCTAAGTTAGGGTTAAATCCTTACAATCCTTATACAAATAGATATGGTGAAGGTATGCCTATGGTTACTACTATTGGTCAGGTAGAAAAGCGTAGGAAAGAAGATGGAGCATTGACTTTGAAAGTACAAGGTGCAAGACCTGATTTAGAAAAGGGATTTTGGGAATACATAGGAGATAGAGCAGTAGCAGGTATAGCTTCATCTCTTGATGTTATTAAACAATTCAGAGAAAATCCATTTACTACTACGGCAAGTATGTTATCTTTGGGTTTTTACAATCCTAAGAGAGATAGACCTTACTATGATGAGTTTTTATCAAAGGCAGGTACAGATTTTAGTCGTGATTTAAGTACAGGATTTAGCGCTATCTATAAAGATAGTTCAGGGGATTTTTCACTTTCTAAACTACTTGGTGGTGTAACAGAAATATTAGGTCAGCAATTAGTTTCTATTCCCGTAGTAGGGTTAGCAGGAAAAGCAATAAACTTAGGTATTAAAGGATTAAAACTATTAACTAATCCCGTATTAAATAATTCTATTATTAGAGGAATAACAAATAATTCTTTTGCAAAAGGTGTAGGTTCAGTAGTAAAAGGTGTATATGGTACAAATCCTTATGCTGTATCATCAGGATTATTATTTGGACAGATGTCGTATATGCAAGGATATAATGAAGCAATGACAAATGGACATTCAGATGAAGATGCTCATACATTAGGGACAATGTATTCCTTGGTAACAAGGGGTACAATGCGGTTAATAGGAGGAGATATAAGTGAAAAATTACTTTCAGGTAATAAAGTATTAAAAAAGAAATATGATAATATTATGCGTTCAATGGCAGATGAGTATTTAAGTGGTATGCAGAATGTAAAGACAGAAGCAGAAAAAGAATTATTAAAAACTAATATTATCAGTAAATACACAAAAGGACTTGTAAATACTTTACAAAAAGCACCACAAGCTATTGGAGAGGGGATACAGGAAAGTTCAGAAGAATTGGGTTTTAAGTTAAGTAACAAGTTTTACAATATGTTTATTAAAGATGAGGGGAAGAAAGAGTTAGATGATGATATAAATTTTGATGAGCTTGCTTCAACATTTGTACTTTCAACATTAAGTACAGGAGCATTAGGAATACCTAATACTGTACGGAATAGATTTTTTAACAACACACAAAGGGCTTTAAGTAAAACTACTTTTGATGATTTTTCAGAGATGGCGGCAAGCTATATAGCTTTGGGCAAGAAAGATGAGTTATTACAATCTTTGCAGGGTTCTTGGAAAGAGGGGAAATTAGCTTCAACGACAACAGATGTGTATGGAAATGTAATAAAAGAGGGGGATAAAAAGATGACTGCAAATGATTTTGTGTATAAGAGTGCATTAGCAGAAATAGATGCTATTGAGCAGAAGTTAGTAAATGAGCATATAGAAAGGCAGAAAAATAAAAAAGATGGTTTGTTTTATGGAGGAAAAAATAAAGATGTAGAAAAGCTAATTGCTAATTTTAGTGGCAATGAGCAATTAGGAGAAGATATTAGAAAGATTAGACAAGGATTAGTAAAGGGTTATTTAGATGAGTTTTCACTTGCAGAGAATTATGCTTTGGATAGCATAGGGAGTGGTAAGACATTAGCAAGACCGATAGTAAAAGATAAGGAAGGGAATTTATGGGTAAAAGAGATAGATAGAAAAGATGCAGGGAAAGCTATTGATATAGATATAGATAGTGATAACAGGGATTATGAAAAATCAGGATTTGTAAAGTATGATGCGAGCAAACACGTATTTGCTAATGAAGTAATATTTAGTAAAGGAGATTTAAATGATGATATGTATAATAGGGTACTTTATAGCAATATAGAGAGAGCGAAAAACAATGGAAAGATAAATGATTTAAATATAAGTGATAGTGGTAAAAGTAGTTTTATAGAAGCTATAAAGAAACATAAAACAGAAGAGTTGTTGGAGAAAAAAGAGTTTTTAGCAAAGGAAGCAGAAAGCATAAAAAATGATTTTGTAGAAGGGCGTATTAGTAGAGAAGAGTTTGAAAATGGATTGCAGAATTTAAAGGATATAGTATTAAAGTTAGATTTATCTAATGTAGATAGTAATGTAGAAGGATTAGTAAAGAATAAGTTATTAAGGGAGTTAGAAAGAAAAAAGAAAGAAGCAGAAACAAAAGTAGCAGAAACAAAAGAAGCAGAAACAAAAGAAGCAGAAACAACAGCTGTAGCAGAAACAGCAGAAGAGAAAGAAAAAAGAGAAGAAGAGAAAAAATTATTATTAGAAAAAGAAGCTAACAATTTGATAGGAGAATACAAGAATGTATTAAATGATAAATTTGAAAATATAGATAGGGAAGTAGAAAGTGATATAAATAGCATATCTTTTGGCAAAAGAGAGGTAGAAAGAGATAAATTTGCTAATAGGATAGCAGATATATTGGAGGATTATGGGTTTAGTTATCCAAAAACAGACAAGACAAGGGAGAGTGTATTATTTGTAAATGGTACATTAGAGGGAGATTATTTTATTGTAAAAAGTAAAAAATCTACATATAGATATGATGTAAGGGATTTGGGCGAAGAAGGTAATGAGATAAACAATCATATGTTCCATTATACTGGTAGGGATATTAAGTATAATAGTTTATCTAATGGTGGTAAGCTATTAGCTAAATTACAAATGCGTAGGAATTTAAATAAGTTTGTGTTGGAAGAAGAAATGAAGGATATGAAGGCTAAATCTGCTATTATAGATATGTTAATGGATTTAGCAAGACATAAAGATAGCAGTTATATTTTTAAGCTATTATCAGAAAGATTTTCTTTGGATATAGATAGTGATATTAACATAGCAAATATAGTTAATATTCTTGTAGATACAATACAATATGCAAAAGAAAACAAGTCTAATATAAGTAATTTTTTATCCGAATATGGTAGGTTTATTTCAGATGAGTATAATAGCATAGAGCAAGAATATAATGATATAGTAAATAAAACACAAGTACAGGATATTGCAATTTCTATCAAGGATATATTAGATAAAAGAAAAGATGGTCTAATAGATGTTAGATTAAAGTCTGTATTAGATACATCAATTCAAAATCTAAATAATATAGTATTAGAAAATAATAGAGTATTAGAAAATGTAAACAAAGAAAAGAATAGAATATTTGAAGGGAATGTAAAAGAAAACCTTACAGAAAACTTAAAACTTTTATTTGAAACTGCCAAAGATAATATTGATAATGATGTTATTAAACAGAATATTGATGTTGCAATTAGCTTTTTAAGCAATCCTGAATTAAAGATTGGAGATGTAACAATAGAACAAGATGATTTAATTATTATAGATTTTCCTGGAGGTGGTTTTGACATTTCTTATAGAAATCTTGGTGATAACAATACTATTTCTGTTTTTTATCAAATATTACAAGGTGAAGAGATAATAGACGGTCAAATAAGTAATGTTGATATTTCAAAAACTACTTGGTATAAGTTATTGCAAAATTATGATGAGCAAAAAGAAAAAATTAGAAACGAAATACAGAAAGTTCAATCTTTATCAGATGAGCTAAAAAACATTGATATACAACCTAATTATTTTGGTAAAGAAGATTATATTCTTAAACTATTGACAAAAAATCTATTAGGAAACGAATATTTAGAAAAGTATAAAAATAAACCTTTTAGGCAATTCTATACAGAAATATACAAAAACTTACAAAATGGACAAAAGTTAGATGTAGAAGAAGCAAGTAAAATTATAAAAGAGATAGATACTATTATTCAGTTTTCTGAATTTATAGATATATCTCAAAGCATTCTTTCACAAAAAGATTTGGCTACGACCATAGAAAAGAAGTACATCAATATATTAGAAGATAGAGCAGATTTCTTTAATAAATATCCCCAAGAAGTAAAAGATGTACGTGCAGTTATTAGCAATAGTGAAGATGAATATGAACTAATAAAAGAACTAAAAGTAGTAAAATACTTAATACAATCTACAACAGATGTGAGATTGTTAAAGATACGTAATAACTATGTAATGGCAGTAAAAAATATAGCAGAAAAAATGATGTCATTAGATATATTACCTGATGGATATAATATATCTAACCTTAATAGTCCTACTGATACATTATTAGAAATACAAAACAATGTAATACAAAAGTATAGTACAGAAGATAGTATAAACACTATTAACCAAAACCAATCTATTGTACTAACTCCGTTTCTTGTATTACCTATCGATACTTTTTACAACTACCTTATGGGTAGTATCAAAGATACTAATATAGTACCTACATTAGAACAAATAATGGTATTGTATGAAAAATTTGCTCATATCCTATTGCAAAATAGATTAAAGATTACAGAAACCAAAGATAGTTCAGGTAATAGCATATATTCTGTAGTAGAAATAGAAGAAGCAGAAAAAATTTTGTATGAAAAACTTTTAGAAGAAAATAATAAAGCAAAACAAATCCCAGGAACATATCTTAATACTATACACGCTGTTGCAGGAGTAGGGAAAACTACTATGTTAGAAATGTTTAACAAGTTATTACAGAATGCTAATTTTAATGTAGTGTATATCAATCATAGTAATAATAACAAAGTATTAGCAGGTGCAGAAACTATATCGCCCTATAAAGGTGCTAACAGCTTGCAATACAATGAGCCAAATTATCAAGGATTAGATACAAACAAAGAAAATACAATCTATATTGTTGATGAATATACATTAGCCTCTGAAAATTGGTTAAATAAACCTAATTTTGTATTAGTAGGAGACAGACATCAATTTTATAGAGAGCAAGAAATTGCAAATAGCACTAGTATATTTAATATAAAAAGTGATCTAATAGAAGGCAATTTTTCTGTCAATGTACCTTTGCGTTTTGAAAATGAAGTGATAGCTAACTTTTTAGAACGTGTATTAGCTGTCTTAAAATTAGACAATATAAATATTAACAATTTCTTTGATGGACTAAACTTAAAAAGTCATCTTAACGTAAATAGCGATATTGTTCATCAAGGAATTGTATTTTTAAACAATCAAGAATTTAATGCAAGTAAAGAGCAATATGGACAGATAGTATATCATCATAAAACAAGTGGTAATGACCAACAAGCCTTTACTTATTATAGTTTTGATGAAATACTAAATGCAGTATATCCTAATCAAGGGCAAGAAAGACAAAGCGTAATTATAGATATAAAAGCCCTTATGCAAGCTATTAACGTTATCAATAATTTGCAATCAGGAGTAAATAAAGTTTATACAAAAAAGATACAAGATGTAGATGTTGATTTTACAGCTGAACAAATAAAATCTGCTTTGTATGTTGCTTTATCAAGAGGCAAACATAGTATTATTGTTGTTAATAGTGATTTTACGGGACAAGAAGACTATGTAAAATCAGTAGATAGTATTATAGATAACTTAAAGAAAAATGTCAAAGAAGTTGATAAGGAAGGTATAGTAATATTTCCAAGTTTAGAAAAAAACAAAATGCAAGAGGAGTTATCGCTTGAATTTGGTAAATTGCAATCAAGTAATATAAGTATAGAGAAAAAAGAAAGAAATGGAGAAATAAAAGTTGTTACTGCTGTAGATAAAAAAGCAAGAAATAAAAAAGCAAGAAATAAAAAAGCAAAAACTGCTGTAGATAAAAAAGCAAAAACTGCTAAATCTACAACACAAGGAGGAAAAACAGAAGAAGAGTTAAATGAGAATGAAATAAGAGATATTGAAAAAAATCTAATAAAAGAGATATATAACTTTATATTTTCAAAAGTTAAAGCAGGTACTATTACAAGAGATAAAGACAATATTAACTATGTAACGATAGATGGTAAGTTAAGGCAAATATATGTAGGAGATATAGCATTAGGGGATTTTGATATACATTATAGAGTATATGAAGACTTAAAACAATTAGAAGAAGGAGAAGAAAAGAAAGCTGATGATGATGAAAACAATCTATTAACAGCTATATCTGATGCTTTCGATAGATATTTCTATGGTTCTACTTATGAAGGAGTTTTTGAATATGTAAATGAAGCAAGTACAGGATTAACCTTTAAACTTGATAATGATGCTTACAATTCGTTCATAAGTAGTTTAGAAGAAGGAAATAATGTATCTATTACATTAGAGCCTATTAAAGAAGGAAATACTTTTAAAGTATTTGGTACGGGAAGAAATGAGTTTTATGCTATAAATATTAAATATGAAGGCAAGCTAATAGGTTTAGTAAGGTTAAGTAAAAATAGGAATGAAAATAATAGTATATTTGACAAGTTTATAGACAATGGAAAGATTATAGATATACAATATGAAGTTTCGCCTGATGATAGATTTTTTGGCAGGTATGTAGCAAGTACAGGAAATATTACAACATTAAAGGATTATGTACAAAGTTCAGCCAGTTATCCTTATCTTTCTGTAAATGGATATTTATATGTACCTCAATTTATAGATATTAAAACAAAATTAAATTACAATCGAGAGATAAAAAATAAAAAATATGAAAAGGCAAGTAATATCTTAAAAGAAGCAGTAAAAAACCGAAAAGCAGTATTAGTGCAAATGAAAGCCAAAAACATAGACCAATTAAGTGATGAAAACAAAGGTAAGGTTATTTCTGCTTTTAAGTATATAAAACAAATACCAATTATTGACAAACAATTAAACGAATATGAAAGACAATTATTAGCTAAGTTTTTTGGTGCAGGAAGAATAGGTTTGTCGGGAAATGAAGTTATTAAAATAATAACTTCGGATGGTTTGAAAAATAGGCTTAGTATGGAAAATACGCTTGAAAATATTTTCATTAAAGATATTTTAGAAAAGAATAAAGATTCAGGTTTTAATAAATTTTTAGTAGATTTACTGAAAGAAACAGAAGAAGAAGAAGAAGAAGTAGATAAAAGAGCAAAAAAAATTATGTCAAAAACGGCAAGAAGTCTTGCAAGAAGGTATGTTAATATACTAAAGAAAATGAAGCAAGATGATACTGTTAGTTATGAAAATGTATATGGAGCTATTTCAATAATAAATAAAGAAAATCATATATTAGGAAATGATTTATTGAGTGTCTTAAAAAGTGTTTCAGAGAATACTATATTTAATATTTATGCTAATCATTTGAAATATATTAACTTGTATATTTCAGAAAACAATAAGAGAAAAATAGAAGATGTAAAAAGTAATGAGTTAATATATGAAGTAATAGCAGGATTTAGTTTTGACAATGTAAAAGCAATGAATAATACTGAAAACCAAATTATAGAGGGGGTATCTATATTTGATACTTTTGAAACAGACAAGCCAACTGATATAAAGATTAACATTTCTATTAAAGAAAGTAACTTGGACAATGTATGTAAAACATCAAAAGCAGGAGAAAAAGAAAATGTAACAGCAACAAAAACAGGAACGAGGACAGAAACAGCAATAGAAACAGGAAAAGAAACAGAAACAGAAACAGAAACAGGAACAATAGAAAAAGAAGATTTACCTTTTTAACACTATACTATTATGAGTTGTCTATCCATCAATCGTGCAAAGCTATTAGATGATATTTTATTAGGTTATCGTAAAGATAGTGATAATATACTAATGATAGGTAATTTACCTATTTCAGAAGAAGTTATTAACAGATATAAGCAATCTATCAGCAATAGTAATAGCAAAGAAACTATCAATGATTGGTATGTTAATTTAATGAAGTTAGAATATGGCAAGAAATTAAAATCTTTTAGCAAAGAAAAAGTAGATAGTATTAACAATTTCATCAATAGTGCTTTTAGCGATTATGGTAGTTTTGAAGATAGGAAGAAAGAGTTTTTTAAGTTTTTTGAGTATCTGAAAGTAGATTTGTTTGAGCGTTTATTTACAGCTAAAAGTGCTTATGGTGTAGTTTTTAATAATATTAGCAATTTTAATGACTATTATAATGTATTAAACAATTTAAAAAATTTTGTTATTGCAAAACTATCAAATAGCTATAAAGGCAAAGACGAAAATACCATATTAAGAGAAGTAAAAGATAAATATAACAAAGGAGAAAAATTAGTTGGCTATGAGCGTATGCTTATAGTAGCTGACTATATGTATAAGCTCAAAGAAGCACACGAAGAATATATTAAAGATGCAGGCAAGGAGAATTCTAAATACAAAGTATCGCCTTTAAAAGCTATTACAGATATTTTATTAGAAAACATACCTATTAGCCCAAGAGCAAAAAGCAGGTTTTACAAAATTCCTGACAAGATTCTTGCAGAATTAAAACGACAAAAGATAGAAAAACAAAAAGAAGAGTTAAAAGCAGAAGCAGAAACAGAAGAAAATGTAGAGGAAGAAGAAGTAGAGGAAGAAGAAGTAACAGAAGAAACCCAAGAAGACATTATTACTGAATTAAGCAATTTTGAAACTAACATTGTAGATGTACAGGAGGAAGAAGAGGATTTGCTTTCAGACTTTAATGAGCGGGGAATAAACGAAGTAATGGACATAGCTTTTGAAAAGCCTAATATCAGGCTTACTTCAAAAAACGTAAGAGAGCTATTAAAGTTTATTCCAAATGTAAATATTATAGAAACAAAAGTAGAGATAGAAGGTAAAAAGGTAACACGAGTAATCATAGAGGAAGCATATAAAAAAAATAGCTTATTACCTAACTTTTTTTCACCTGAATACATATTAGAGGCTTTACGTTTTGCTTTTAATAGGATAGAAAACAAAAACAATTGGAGAGAAGAGTTAATAAAGGGTGCATTAGAAAAAAAGTTTGGCAGGTATAACAAGGCTTTGTTATCTTTTGCAGTACGTTATTTATCAGAATTTTTAGAAGATAATAGTAATATTGATAGCATATTATTCTTTGGTAACGAAGATATAGATACTCGTTACAGGGTAATTATTTCAAAAGATAACGAGCATATTCAGACATTTAACCCTTATCTATTACACTTTAAGAAACAACAAGTCCCTGAATATTCGCAATCTGCTTTATTTAATATTATCAATGAAGTTATTTCCGTACAGCCTTATAATAACGTATGGATAAATAGCAATTATGTGCTTAAAACCTCTAATGAGTTATTAGCTATAAACCTTGATTATGTATTAGATAAAGCATATAATTCTATATTAAACGATTTAGATGAGTTTTTATCATCAAATTTACAAACTGCATTTCCAAATGGTATATATGATTTTGGTAAGGACAATTGGCAAAACAGATTTAATAAAGCAGTAAATCATACAAATTGGGGAGTAGTAAAAAACGAGATAAATCAAAAGTTACTATCGCCTTTGGAGACTTACATTAGCACAATGTCTGATGATAATCCTTATCTTTTGTTTTTAAAATCTAATGAAGTAGAGTTTGAATTACAGCAGGGAGTAGTAAATAAGTTATCTAACAATAGCTATATTTTTAAGGCTAAATACAAATATTTAGAATATGAAGTAGAGATAGATAAAGAGTTATTTTCTGATAGTAAGGATAAAAATCTAAATGATTTAGCTAAAGAGTTATTTACTCGTTTTGCTTTGTATAGGCTTATTACGAATAGTACAGATATATTTTTAGTTCACGATTACAATACAAAAAGATTAGGGATTATTAGGGAAGACAAAGATATTTTTTCATCTGTTTTTGAGCTGAATAGATTTATCAAGGAAAACAATGTAAAAGTAGAAAAAGAACAAGATATTAGAGACGCATTAGAAAATAAAATAAAACAAAGCGATATAGATAAGTTTGAAGAACTTTCGTTAAAATCATTTTTAAAAAGAAACGACCTTAACTATTTGTATAATTTAAGAGATATTGTTGTTTTTAGGATTGATAGTAAAGAAACCATAGAAGAAAGAAACAATTTTAAGATACACAAATATGAAGCCAGTGTTCAATTTAACAATGTATTTTTCCCAAATCCTTTCTTTATAGAGATGTTTCAAAATAAGGAAGAAGCATATTTAAACGATAAGATAGCCTCTACTTATTTTGGAAAATACAATTTGCATATAGCTTTAAAAGAAGATATAAAAGATAAATTAGGGGATAGTGTTTCTAATTACTTAAAAAGCAGAAAATTAGTTACAAAACTTGATACAAGTGCAGTAAGACATATAGGAGAAGAAGAATTAGGATTAGGCGAAGAAACTGTAACCTTTCACGATATAAACGCATTAGAAAAGATTTTATTGCATTACAATCTATTGTTAGATGACAAAGCAGTATTACATACACCAAGTAATAAGAAATTACAATTTATAGCTGATGTCAAGTTTTTAAAAGATAAAAGCATAGAAAGTCTTTTACAAGATATATTTACTGCTTATACTATTCACCTTGCAGAAAAGTTAGGAATAAGTGTAGATATAGACAATGTAAATGCAAAAGACTTACAGAATAAGATAAAAGAAAAGTATAATAGTATAGAAGATGAAATAGATGTTTCTAATAAGAAAAAAGAAAACATAGTTAATGAGCTATACAAAAAGTATGGTCTATTAAAGAATGTTCATTACACAATAGGTAAAGATAACAAAATTTTACTGCCTAATAGATATGGTTTTGCATATAGGAATAATACAAGTAATTCTGAAACAGATATAGAAGATACACTTTTAGATAAGCTCTATAAAGAGAAAGAAAATATCCTTATATCATACATTAAATCTTTGAAAGATTATGTAAATAGATATAGTCAGTATGTAAGTATTTTACAAGCCAACTTTTCAGAAAAAACAGAATCTTACAAGCAAGTACAAAAAGTAAAAGAAATATTATCAAGGTTAAATAATAATATAGATGAAGCCTTATTAGATGATAAAGAAAAAAATAAGTTTGCAAGAAAGATTTTTGAATTAGATATTTTATCAGGCATATATGAGTTATTTTTAGTAGGTGGTCATTTAGCTGATGATGAAGTAAAGATATTTAGAGAGCCTACGGAGCTATCTAAACGTATTATTTTAAGACAGACAGCTCATAATGTTGCAGACCCTTCGGTAGTATCTACCCTTAATCGTGTAGTCTTAAAAGCCAAAACTTATGGTGATGTTTATCCTGAAACATCATTACTACAAACTTACTATAATTTATTAGGAGATGAGTTTAAAAAGAGTGCAGAAGCCCTTACTAATAAAGAGCTTGCTGATGGTTTTATGTTTGTTAGTCCATTAGTTGCTTTGCTATTAGGTGATGCTACTAATACCAATATGGAAGGTATTACCAAGAACACCATAGCAGGGATAACTCATCAATTAACAGGTATATTTGATAAGACCTCTACTTTGAATTTACATACACAATTGCAAGACTTTGACCCTTTGGGCAAAATAAGAAAGCTAAACGAAAATGCTTTGCCTGATAGTATTATTGAAAGGCTAAACGAGAAAAGAAAAAATTATTACGATAAAGTTATTTTTGAACTTAATGATATAAGAAAAGAAATAGAAAATGAGATAATAGAAGAGACCAAAAAGAATAATGTAAATAAGAAAAAACTACAAAGGTTAAAAAATCAATTAAATGCAGATACAAAAGTTGATGCTTACAGGAAGCTATTAGATTATGAATATTCTTTACAGGATTATAAAGATCTAATAAAAGAGTATTTAGATAGTATGAAAGCTATAAGGATATCTACGGCTTTACTATCTAAAAAGCAGGGAGAGGAATATATTAGTTTAGATGAGGAAACAGAAAAACTTGTAAGCGATTTAAAGAAAGTAACACTGGATTTGCTTCAGAATAGAGGTACATCTAAAAGGATTGCTTTTAATGGCAAGAATTACATTTTGTCTAATAAGCAAAATTTTAATGAGTTATACAAACAGATAAAAAAGCAATGGGAACAGGTAGGAGATTTATATTTTAATACAGCACACGAAAAGTTTAAGTTAGATATAGATTTAGTATTTGATATAAATTTGCATTTATTGCATATACTTACTGATGAAACAGGTTCAAAGACTTATACGGGAGTAAAGTATAATGCAGATGCGATAGAAAATTCAGAAGTTTTAGATATAAGTGATTATGTTAGTGCTACACAATTTGGAGAGGTAACCAAAGTAACACACGAAATAAATCCTTATGAAGTGAATGTAGTTTCTTTGCCAAGTCAGATTTCTTATTTAGTGATGAGCAAAGAGACTTACAAAAGCATCATTGAGCTATCTAATAGAGCATTAGAAAAATATAGAAACAACTATAGTTTATCTACTAATGTTGATGATGAAAGTAAGAGTAAAGTAGTAAATAATTTATTACAATCTATAAGTGACCAATATAGTTTGGGGGGAAATGAGTTAATAGCTTCAAAGATACAGGATAATGGAGAAGTAAGTTTATATGAACCTACTTATGAGCGTGAAGTAGGGAGTGCTATCTTAAAGCCTATGAAACGTTCATCTATACCCAAAGTAGCAGGGGATAGAAAAGTAATTGGTGATGCTACGGGTATAGGTATGTATATCTTTGAAGACATAGAAACAGGAAATACTTATACCTTGCGGGATTTATTACTGATGGGTATAGTAAAACGAAATAAATATTTTCGTTTGCAAAGTTATGCTGAAAAGTTTGCAAGTGAAGACAGAGTACGTTACACTGCTAAAAGAATAGAAAAAGAATTTAAAAACAAAAAAACAGGGAAAATAACTAAAAAGAGTTTTATAGTTTATGAAATAGATGAAGGGGATTTAGACAAAAACTACACATCTATAAAGATATTTAATGGGCTTAACAATAAATATGATATGGTTTTAAAAGAAGATAGTAATAATTACTATCAGATAAGAGAAGATTATGCAGATAGGTTCATAGCAAGACCATTACAGACGCAAACAATTAGACATAAAAACACTAATAGGCTTGTATTAGGCAACAAGTTAATAGAAGCTATAAAATTATTAAAAACAGATAGCAAAGCATTTGACAATGAGTTTGTAATAGCGCCTGCGGAGATAATAATGTCAAATGATTTTAAGGTGCATTACAAACTTGGAGATTATGCAAGTCCTGCTGTATATGATAAAAAGCTAAAAGATACTTTTTGGAAAAGCGACAAAGATTTAATTAGTACAGACAGAAAAGATATAAAAGTAGTAAGCATACGTATTCCTACAACTTCAAGGGCTTCATTTAGAAATAGTAAGATAGTAGGTTTTGTAGAGAATATGAATAACATTTTATTTTTACCTTATGAGTCGCAATACATAGAAGGTTCAGATAACGACGGAGATAGTGCTACGATTATTGCAAAAATACCTAATAATGAAAATTTGGTATATTCTAATAAGTATTATGACTCTTTGGAAGCAAATTTATCTTTGTCAGAAAACTTTGTCAAATCTATCACACCCATAGATAATACTTTGATTTTAGAAAAAGCGGAGAAATATACAGAATACATAGACAAGAGCTTGTCAGAGTTAAAACAGAAAGATGCTATTTTATCTTTTCCTTTCAGAATGATGACAGGCTTAAACAAGATAAACAGCCAAATACAAAATCAGGGTAGTCAAAAGTTAGTAGGATATTTTGTAAAGTTTAATGAAGTGTATAGTTATCTGAAAATGATAAATAAGGATAACAATATTGACTTTGTCTTACCTGAAATAAACAAAGATGTTGCTAATAGTTTTGGATTAAAAAGCTTTAAGGGAGAGAGGGGAAATAAGTTTTATATACATTTTAACGAGAAAGTTTTAGATATACAGCCTATCATAGACAAGCTAACACAGACCGTACTTGATGATAGCAAGTACAATGCCACTGGAAAGCAAAATGTTACAGCTTTTACTACTAATCTTATCAATGCTTTATTGCTATATGGAGCAGATATAAATGAGATATTAGATTTTATTGGTGGGGGATATGATGAAGAAACTAAAAGACCTAATAATACGATATTAAGGGAGCTATCTGATGCTATTAACATAGCTTCCATGAAAGGGATTATGCCTATAAAGATGGAAAGAGTAGTAGATAGATTTTTTAAGAGTAAAGAAGAATTAGAAACTGATGAAAATAAAAAGAAAGAATTAATAAATCAAAAGGAGTTTATTAAAACTTTATTAGATATAGCGCAACAATCTTTGAAATTACAAAAGATAACAAATATCAATAGATACAAAAATAACTTTGAAGATTATTTAGATAAGATTGTTGGAGGATTATTAGCTTTTCAAAATAGTATTAGTGTAAAAAATACTTTTTATGGAGATACTATACAACAAATTGTTAGTGAAAGTTATGATAAAGTAAGTAAAAGTAATAATGAAGTTAATTTTATAGAAAATTCATCAAGCTATTTTTTAAAATCTGAATTTGGTAAAGTACAAGTTTTAGAAAACGCTTCATTGCTAATTAAGGATTTAGCAGAAATATATCCTTATTACAGAGAAGATAGTTTTCGGTTTTTAGAAAGAATATACAACAAAGAAATAAAATCTGCAAAATCTTTTTTTACTTTATTTAATTCTTTTAAGAACATATATTATGATAGTTTATCATTAGGATATGTTATAGACAATTTGGATAGTATATATGTAAGTGATTTGAAAGCATTTTTAGATAGTAATAATTTATCTAATCAAGAGGTATATGTAAATAAGTATTCAACCCAAGTAGATAGAAATAACAGAAAGGAGGGTAATAGAGATATAGTAGAGATTATTGTTCCTGATGGGACAAATGTGAATGGGGTATATTACAAAGTAAAATATACTTTATCGGAATTGTTAGATGAGATAGGCAATTATGCAAAGAATAAAGGCAATATATTAAGTTTTGAAGGCAGGTATGCTTATACGCAAATGCTTGCGTCCTTTTTAGAAGCTGTTTTCAAAAAGCAGGAGGACTATAAACCTTTATGGTCAGTGTTTCGTATAGAAAGAGACACTTTTGGTAGTATGATGATAGAACGCAGAAAAGCAATCACATCTTTATCCGAAGATGAGATAATCTTTTCGCAAGATATATTTTCACGTATGCCTTCGGGTCTTCTTTCTATGTTTGATTTGTATAGTGTATTAACGCATAAAGCAAATAGCTATAGGAGCATACGTGGTTTTTTGCCTTCATTAGTGCAAAAGAAATATCAAGATTATGCCAAAGAGGTAGCAAGTGAAAAGGACAAAGTAAAGTTTTTTGGAGGAATAATAGATGGTAAAGCCGTATTTGAGGATATTCTTGTAAAATCAGACAAAGACATATCTTTGACACATACAGGTCAAAGAGTAAGAAATCATATGGTTTATACTTCAAAGTCGGTATATGATTTAATAAAAGGCAGAGATAAAGAGGCAAGGCAAGCAGATAAAGAGAGAATGGTTATTTATGAAGAGGTATCAAGTTCTTTTGGCAAACTAAAATCAAGGCTTTATCCTGTTGAGACAAGCATTGGAAACATTGTTGTTAGAAGCCGTATTCCTATATCACTGCTATCACATTTTAATACTTATGCTATGTCTTATTTAGCTTTTGCAAATGTAAGAGATATAGCAAGCAGTGAAGTAGTTACTTCGACAGAAGTAATAGAAGAAACAACAAAACTTCAAAACCAAGAAACAGAAGAGTTATATCAATTAGATGGCAGAGAGTTTTTTCCCGTATTTACAAGAGAGTCAAATGATGAGTTATTATTAAGCAACTTAAAACATAGCTTTTTAGAATTTGCGACAGATACATTAAAGAAAGCAGGCGTAGAAGTAAAGATAGAAAACAATGCAAGTGCTACTTGGAAAGGAAAAATAGAAAACAATGTAGTTTATTTTAACATAGCTAATATAGATTTAGATACAGGCTTTCACGAAATAGGTCATTATCAAGTAGCTCTATTAAAGAAGAATTTTCCTGATGTATATGAAGAGTTGTCTAACTTAATACGTAATACAGAACTTTACAAAGAGGTATTACGTAGGTATAATGAAGTATATGATAAGGAAAGTGATTTTGTTGATGAGGCTATTACAGAGTTAATTGGGTTATACAATACAAAGAGGTATGCAGAAATACAATATAAAACAGGAAATTTCTTTGGTGCTATTATGTCTTTAATAAGAAATATAATAGACAAGTTAAACAGATACATAAATGATAAGCTATTCGGAATAACAGATATAGAAAAGAAAAAAATATACCATATATTAAATGATTATGCAAGTAATGTATTATATGGCAATGTTCAAATTACTGATGATATAAGGTCTAATTTATCTAATACAATATACTATAAATTAGGTTCATCAAATTTTACTAATATTTTTAATGCTTTGGGATATTCTACTAATGAAGTAACAATGAGTTACCTATCTGAATACGCCCAAGAGCATAGAGAATATTACATAGATAGCTTTAATAATAGGCAAGCATATATTAACCTATTAGGAAGACCTTTTGATACAAATGATAAGATAGTATCTATTACTACATCAAAAGGTAAGGTAGATATGTCTTGGGAAGATTTTAAGCAAACTATTAAAATGAATAATGAAGAATATGCTAAAAAGTTTTTCTATGAACTGCAAAAACAAGAATTAAATGAAGTTATTAACTTTTACAAAGGGATAGGCAATCCTATACAAAAAGCATCTGAACTTAATAAAATCATAAAATCTTATGAAGAAAAAAGACAAGACGTTAGTGATAGTGATGTAAATTTTAGCGATTATGTATTAGCTAAACAACAATTAAAATACTTAAAGTTATTTCCTGACTATAAAAAAGAAGATAAGATATATCTTGTAAATAAATCAAGCAGTAATGAAATAGCACAACTGGCTAATCAATATGATTTATTAGACGACCATACAAACATTATTGTATTAGAACGTGCTTTGCCTAATGGAAAAACAAGTTATAGACTTATTAACATAGCAAACAAGGGATATAATTGGAAAGATAGATACCACCAAAGTACAGGTTTCATAAATAAGTTTTCTAAAATGATAGAGAAATTTGCTTATGGATTGGAAGGAGAAAACTATACTTTGGAAGATACTTTATCTTATCAAACTATTATACTTGCTAAAATACTACTTGCTAAAAATGCTAATGCTCAAATAGGAGATTTAGGATTAGTAAAGAGTTTGAGCGAAAGTGATAGTTCTTTTATGATTAGAAAAGTATTTCCTAATGAATACAACGAAAGATTAAGATTGTTGTTACAAAGTAATTTTCAAAATAAGTTTGTACTTAATAGTTTGCATTTAGAACGTATATTGAAAGATAGCTATAAAATAGATGATAGCAGTCGTTTAATGCCTGACTATCTATCGTTTTTAGAAGGGTATTATACCAATGTTAGTTCTATTGACACCAAAGATTTCCCAACTTTTATAGAAGACTATTTATTAGGCAAAGATACACAAACGCTTTTGTATGCTATTGAAAGCAGGATAAAACAAATTCTTAAAAGGTATCCTAACATACAAGAAGAAATAAACTACAAAAATGTTTATTCTGACAATCTATATTTAGAGTTTTACTATTTAGTGAAAACATACTTTTCTTTGGTTACTAATAACAAAGATGCTTACAATAGTTTAGATGATTTAGCTAAAATTAGTTCTTATATTACTACTGACATAGAAAACAAAAACCCTTATTTTAATTTCTTGTATGAAAAATATAACAATGCAAAGCTATTACTTAAAAAGAAATTTGATGAATATGTAAGAAGAGTAGATAATGTATTTGCTGAATATAAAAGTAAAATACAAGGTATAGCTTTTACAAATAATGAAGGCAAGTTTTATGAACATTTGTTTAAGTATCAAGATGTAGTTGTTAATGGTAAAGTAGAAAAGTTTAATACTTTTGAACTTATCAAACCTATTGACCCTGAATGGAAGCAATTAAATAATGCTGAAAGAAAATTTATAGAGCGTTATAGTGATTTATTGAGCGAGTTGTATTTACAGGCTTTTAAGCATAGGTTTGGTAGTGAAGAAGGGGTATTAAAGTATAAAGAGATAGAGCATATTGCTAAATATTTAGTACCACCTATGTTTAAGGTAGATGATTTTTCTTTACTTTCTGAAAGTGCAGAAAGTTCATTGCAAAACTTTGAAAATATACTATCAGGCAATCAACGGACTTCAAAAGCCAAAGACTATTCAGATTTGCCTTTAATGTTATATTCAATGGTAAATAGTTTAGGTAGTACAGCTGTAAGAGATGGCATTATAGGCAAAGCAAATGGACAATTAGATATTAACTTAAACAAAAAGTTAAGTACAGATTTGAGAAGCATTTTAAACTTTTTCTACATCAATACAGAACGATATGGGATATTGCAAGATACCAAGACAGCTTGGAACATAGCTCGTATAATGTCAAAGTTAAGACAAATAGAAACAGGTAGAGAGCAAAGTAATATTATAGAGCTGATAGATAGTTTTGCACAAAAAGTATTATTTAATGAGCGTATTAAGTTTGCTAAGGATGCTTTAACGAGGTCTATTGAAAAGACAGGTTTAATAGCTGAAAGTGTGTCTACGCTTGCGGCTTTAGCTTTAAATATATCCAGCAACACAAAAGCCTTTATTGTAAGTATTAACAAGATAATTGCAAGTACCTTTGCAGGCAGGAAAGATGTATTTGGAACAAAGGAGCTTGCAAAGGCAGTTAAGATATTACCATTTAATATGGAAAAGGCTTTCTTTCTTGCAGAGAAATTTCAATTTGTAAATGAAGACCAGCTTCGTTGGGTAGTATCTAAACGCATAGGAACAACACAAAGAGATATGTTTAACACAAGAGCAGGTATGGATATGTTCTTTATGGGAGATAAAATGAGCGATATGTATATCAAGTTATTAGTGCTTACTGCACAGATGATAAAAGAAGGAACTTGGGAAGCATATAGCTTACAAGAAGTAAATGGTATGAAAGAGTTAGTATATGATAAAAGAAAAGACAAAAGAGCAAACGAACTAAAAGAATACATATTAGAAAATAGAATAAAACAAGGTTTGCAAGGTAAAGGGGATTTGAATGATGCTTATGATGCTAACCAAATAAGAAGAATAGAACTAATCTTAAATAGAGTAGGTGCAGGGTTAACAGAAGGTAGCCAAGTATATTTAAGCAGTATTCCTTTTGGTAGAGCTTTATTAAAGTTTAAGCTATTCAATATGCCTTTTATTAACAATGTGCTTAAACCCAAAGGTAGAAACTTTAACTATAAAAGGTTAGAAGTTGTTAATGACAAAGGTAAGCGAGAAGTAGTAGAGTTAATGCCTTATGAAGAAAGTATTATACGTACTTTGTTAAGAAGTTTAATTATTGTGTTAAAAACAAGAAATACAAGAATATTAAAGGAGCAATTTTCAGAAGAGCAGATGAGTTCGTTACGTTGGGCAGTAAGTAATATCATTTATACAATGTCTATGTTTTTAGCTTTTATGATGCTTGATGATGAAGAAAAAGAAAGGGATAGAGATTATGTAGAGCGTAGAAGATTTTTATTTAATATCTTACGAAACATTTATTCTGATATGAACATATTTGGAGTATTATCGCCCACGGGTATATTTAACTTGAATGGTCTTGTTAGTGTAAAGGGGGTAGGCAATTTAGCAGAAGCAACTTGGTATTGGCTAACATTAGATTTTGATAAAGGGTTTAGAAAGACAATGAATAGTGTAGGGGTATTAAATAGTGTAGAGGAGTTTTACAAAGCCTTTAATGGAGAAGGGTATCATAACTTAAATAAAGAGATAAGAAAAGGATTACAGGAAGATGAGCAAAGATTAAAGGACGATATAGATGAATGGTTAGAGATAGAATAAAAATATTTTTGGATATTGTGCAAAAAGATGTATATTTGTTGTGATAGATAAAGCTTTCATTTATGGCAAACATAGCTATATCCGTAGTAGATGAACTATCAAACCCACTTTTAACAAATGTATTTGACATAACAGCAAGTACAAATTATAGTTTTTCAGGGAGTAATATAGGAGTATTTTCTTTGCCTGACAATGAAAGTTTTGTTGTTCATATAGAAGTATTAGGGTATCATAGTTACACAAATGTATTTCAGCATTACAGCATAGATTTAAATTTTCAGATAACACTAATACCTTTGGAATGTAAAGATGAGTTTGTTAATAATTGTTGTAATGCAAGTTTTTTAATTATAGACAATCCTTGTAATAATCATAAGCAATTATACAAAACAAGTTCAAGTCCTACTAAATTAAATGTATATAAGGGAACGACTTTAATAGGGCAAGGGAGTGTAATCCCTATTCCTGAATATTTAGCTTGTGGTGAATTTACAATAGCAAGTGAAGAGATACCCTCGTGTTGTTGTTCGCCTGTGGTATATCCCCCTTGTAGTGATATTAGGACAATAGAGATACCTTGCAATGAATGTTTATGTCAGCCTGAATGGACATTTGACCACGACTTGTGTTACACTAAAATATATCCATTTATAGATTTTCAAGATAGCAAGTTTTTTAATCAAGAATTATGGTATATTGTAGTAGATAATCCAATAGATTTTAGTTTAGTAAATGTATGTGTTCGTGAAGATTTATGGATATATGACCAATTGACAAATAGTTATGTCTTAATACCATTCTTACCACCTGTTACAATTACATTAGAGCTTATTGATTTTGATAATCAGGTATTATACACAAACACTATTAGCTTACCACTTAATTTTACCCCTGCTCAATTAAGTGCTTTTTTATCAGCTTTGACATTTACTTATACTTTTGATGAATTAGGTAAGTATAAATTAAGAGCAGTAATAGAAACAATATGTGGGGAATATGAAGTAATTAAAGAGTTTTGGGTACTTGATGATATAGAGTTATTTGTAACAGAAGAATGTAAGAAATATAATTTGGTTTTATGTAATGATACTTATGATATAGTAATACGTGATTATATTAAAGATGAGGATATAGTTACTATATCTGTTGTTAATAATGTAGATAGCTATACATATAACCCTTCATATTCACATTATCAATTAAGCAATAGTATATCATTGGAAGAAGATGGTATATTATTAGATATAGAAGACGGCATATATGAGATTGTAGTAAATAATGGATTTGAGGAGAAGCGATTTATAGTAGTACATTTCTGTAAGATTAAAGAATGTTATTTAGCTTTATCAGAAAAGTTGTATTGCAGTGATAAGTTAGATGTAGTAGAAAATGAGCGTTTTTATTATATGGTAAGTGCTTTTTATACGTTGTACAAGTTATTATTAGAGTTTTACACTTTACAGCACCCTATTCATATAATAGATACAAGTTTATCTAATATAGAGAATTTACGATTTGTAGAGATAGATAAAGTGATAAAGCGTTTAAGAGAGATTTGCGAGGCTTGTACATCAGTAATTAACGAAGCAGACAAGAAATGTTGTAAATAATATGGCAGCAATTAGAAATAAAAAAGCATTAGTTACTTATATTCCTTTGCAATCTTTTGTAGATTGTGATTTTGAGTTATCTGTTTTTGACATAGAAGATGCTAAACATTTAGCTTATGATTATTACTTTATAGGAGGTTCTATGGTTCAAGCTCTAAATAACAAAGGGTTCAATGTTTCTTATGAAGAGCATATGAATTGTAATTTTGCAGAATGTAGTGAGTTATATTATGTATATTTCATAAACAATGGAGATATAGATTGTATAAAGGTAATAGTAAATGAGTAAGGATTTATTATTGTATGTTCGTACATTTTTCATCAAATTAAGGTCTAAACTATTAGACTTATACTATAAGTATTCTATAACAGGTAATAAAAAGAGTGCGTTAAAGGTTTTGTATGATTTAACAAAAATAGTGTTTTATGAAGACTATTTGATAAGCAGGTATCCAAATTTAGAAGCAGATGAGTTAATAGCTTGTTTAGAAGATTGTAATTTTGATTTAGAAAAGTTAAGGGATAGGTTAAAGAAACTGAAAGGGGTAAATATAGATATTATAGAAATAGATTTGATTTCTTATTAAATGATAAGTATATGCCTATATTAAAGCGATTAAGAAATTGGTTTTTTCAGGTAACGGCTACGCTTACAAACCCTGGTGAGAGGTTTTTGAAGTATGACCAACCTACGGAAGAAACATACAGAAACTTATTTGAAAGTGTTCCTTTCTTTTTGGAAGAAAATGATAGGGCAAAAATAGATATGCAGGGATTAGTGCATAGGAGTACAGATGCAGAGGCAAAGAATTATGATGAGACAGATTTAACAACAAAGACAAAGGCAATAATGCCTTATCAATTGCCAGAAGTAAAGGACGTATTGCAAAGTATTATTGGGAATATTACGACCTACAATGGTGAGATAGTAAATGTAAGAATAGCAAGTAATGTATCAGAAGATATAAATTACAATAAGCGAAATGTATTTATTGTAGAATTGCACCCTGATTTTATTGCTTGGTTAGAAAATGAACTTGTTAATTCGTTAACTACAACTGACATACCTGGGGGATTAACAGGTCAAGTATTAACTAAAAATAGCAATTTAAACAATGATTATAGTTGGCAGTATCCATTACCAAGCGGTTTAGCAGAACAGGTATTAGTTAGAAATAGCTTATCACCTACGGATTATAGTTGGCAGTTTTTATTTCCAAGTGGAAATGTAAATGATGTATTAGTAAAAACAGGTAGCGGTCAGTTTCAATATAGTTGGCAAAACTTACCTTATTATGTTACATTTCACGTTACACAAAATCCTGAAACGTTTTATGTAGTTATGCCTTTTGATGTTCATCCAAATCTTTTGTATGTAGACCCAAATATAAACTTACTTACCTCTTTGCCATTTGTTATACTTGCTAATACGCCTTTTGCTTTTCAGTTTAGTATATCGTATGGTACGGAAGGTGTAGCTTTGTTTAGCTTATTAAGAGTATAATTTATTACGTATTATGAAATTTATTCAGTATCATAAGAAAAAGGGTATTGTTCCTCCGCCTTTATCTGATGAAATACGATTTGGGTTTTCTACTACATTTTACTCGCCTTATGCTTCTGATTATTTTAGTATAAATGTAGATGTTAGCAATAGCAATGGTAGTTTTACAGGCGTGTTTTCAAGTAATAATTATGCAATGCCTACCTGGGGAAATACAGGATTAAATACAGGAGTTTCTAATACAATAACAGTAGATATAGTTCCAACATATATTTATAGTTCATTAGTAAATACGTATTTATCTGGGTTTTGTACTATGCTATATTGGGACGGATCTAATTGGGTTTGTTGCATTACAGCAGATAGATATTGTACAGATGTAAATAATGTAGAGATAAGCACTGTAACAATTTATACATACGATAACACATTATCACCTGTTAATACATATGTTATACCAGTGACATCATTGCCTTATATTTTTGTAACAGGCATCAATGAAGTATATTATTTAGTGAATTTAACATTTCAAAATTATAGTTATACTTTTTGTTCTCCATGTTAATAAAATATTTATATGGAAGGAAGAGAACACATTTATTTGTATTTTAATGAAATAGGTAAAGGTTATTTAGTAGTAGGAGAGAAAGGATTAAGAGATTGGTTTTGGAATGACTTTTACAGAGACGATTTAAAGGTAATAGAATATATTAAACAAAAGGGTTCTTGGGATTTTAATGGTTATACATATTATTTATTTCAATTGTTAAAGGATAAAGAAGGGATAGAGTTAATTGAGATAAGTAAGGAAAACATAGAAGAGCTATCTAAGTATATTAAAAGTAGCAAAGGGTCTTGTTGTGATGAAGAAAAAAAAATTGAGTAAAGGGGGTTACCCTTTACTCAATGAAGCAATCTATAAGTTACTCAATGAAGCAATCTATAAGATAGTCTGTAATATCTACATTTTTGTAAAATATCCTATCATTATTTATTTCTACATCTATATCTATTACTACACTTGTTTCTACCTTGTCTTTATGGTAGTATTTATCTGCGTATCTATATATTGCTGTTTGCACGTTTTTATGGTCTTCAAATAGTTTAGTAACATCATTATCATTGAGTAAGATAACGAGGTTATCATAACCCCAGCAATAGTATTCAGGTGTATAATAATCTCCTTTTGAATATTCTTCTACTACTTCAAAGTAGATGTCTAATCCAATTGTTTGTTTCATTTGTAATAGTAGGATTGGTTAAAGATTTCTATTTTGTGATAATCTTTTTTTAGGTATTCAGCAACTACTTTCCAATCAATAGCATTGTATAGATAGTCAGGTAGTTCTTCTAAATGATAGGTATGTGTATATGATGTCTTTAAATATTCTACAAAATAGTCTTGTGCTATAAGTAAAGTATGAATAGAGATATTTTTATTTTCAAGATATTTAATTGTTTTATGCAAGTCAAGTAAATATTTTATATCAAAACTATAAACTGAAAACAAGTATTGTACATCAAAGCCTTTCATTAAAAAATCGCAAATATCTTTTTGTTTTTCATCTTGCAATTGTTTAGTAATGTAGGTATTATAGATACTTTGCAGTTCGTAGATACTAATAGTTATCCCAAACTTATCTAATAGTTTTTGGGATATAGTATTATACAAACTATTATATTCATTGATGATATATTGAGTTTGCAGAATCTTAGGCAATTGTGTTACCATTTGTTTATAGGGCATTTTTGTTCATCTTGTCTTGTTTTAAGGACAAGTATGCAACCGCAGATATTGCAAGTAGCAATTTTCTTTTGGCTATTATGTTCGCATACTTGACAGATAGCAAGTCTTTCTTTTGCTTTTTCTTCTATTTTATCATCTTTGAACAAAAAGTTTTTTGTTCCTTGCAAGATAGCTTTTGGATTGATGTCTTTTTTCATAGTATTAAGTATCCTTGATTCATTATATTTTTTTTATGAATGATAAGTGTATTTGTATCGCCAAATATAAAAGTATCATTAGATTTATCAAGCATATAGTTAAAGAAATTGTATAGTTCTAAATCTTTTATATCAGTTGCAGAGACAGATGAAAATCTTAATTCTCCGTATGTTTCTATATTTTTAAGTTCATATGAAAGTATAAATCCTGCATATCTTACATCTTTGATAGTTTTATTAGGTAACAAAACAGATTTGCAAAGCTCGTAAGATACGTTTTGCAATATACCTTCGGTTTGAAAGATTACATTATTGCGTATAATATTTTCTACATATTGTTTAGTAAAAACGTTTTGTAAGGCAGTAATACGTAATATATCAGACAGATTATAGTTTTCCATACCTTGATAGATGCTTGGCAAAATAAATATGCTATTTATACATTCGGTATGTATTTTATTGCTATCAAAGGTCATTAGTTTAGCAAAATCATCTTGTCCGTGGATGATGATACAATATCCTTGATGTATTTTTTCGTAATATGATTGATATAAAGTTTCTTTATCTTGAAAGGTTTTATATTTTAAGCAGTTCTCATCTATATCATTATAGATGAGGACATAATTGTCATTGGTTTTAATAAAATCTTTTGGTATAGGTTCTAAGCTTACGTAAATCATCTAAACAAATATATTTCTTGGTAAAGGAATTTAACGATTTCATAGGTCAGTTCTTTGTAAGAAAGCCCATATTTATCCTTAATATCAAAAATTTTTTTAAGTATTTCTTCTTTATTTTTTTCAAATAGTTGTTCAATATCTTGTGTTTGAACAGTTTTAAGAGATTGTGTTTGTTGCATAGTTAGTGAATGGTTAAATAGTCTTTTGTTTCAATATAACAACCTTCTACGATATTACCTTCTGCAATATAATCTTTTAATTTATTTTTGTCAATAGTATAAGAAACTTTTTTGAAGTTATCAGGTATGTTGTTTTCATCAGTAATGATAATACTATAAGATTGTCTTTGTGAGATAGTATGTAGTATAACACCATCTTCATCAGTAATATATTTGATATTTTCTTGTTTAACTGCTTGAAGCATTAAGTCTTTGAGAAAATCTATTTTGTGTTGAGTATTGTTTATTTTACTTTTGTATTTGTCTATAATATTTTTGTACTCGTCTATATCTTTTTCCAAGTGTTTGATAACGTAATAGATATTAAACACTTTATTTTGTAAAAGATTTGTAATAAGTTTCTTATCTTCTTCGTTAAAATCTTTTTGCAGGTTAATTTCTTTTAGGGCTTCTAAGATTTCTTTGGTAATCATAAGATTTGTACTTTTAGGTTAGTAATACAATAGCATTAAAAGGAGCATATATTTTATGTGCATAGATAGTATGCACTATATTGTCTTGTTTGTGAAAGGTATCTAATAGAGCTTTCACCAAGTTATCTATATCAGGCTTTTTCTTATGAGGCGTATAGTATAGTTCATTTTTCTTTTTATTAGATAGGCTTTGTGGTACTTGTAATAGGAACACTACTTTAAGTACCTCATTAGCTATGTATTTACCTTCTATGCTATTACGTAGTAAATCTTTATAGGCATAGTATTCTATTACGCATTTACGCTTTTTCCAAGCATCTGCTTTTGTACGTCTGACATACCCTTTGGGACTTATGTATAATATACATAAGTCCTCAAAAGGATATGGTACTATGTTTTTAATAACAGATATTATTTGCTCTTCCAAGTGTATAATATAGTATGTTTAATATTCTAACAAATTTAGTAAGTTAAAGATTTCTGTATCGCAGTTTTTGTGTTGTTTTACTTTCTTTATAAGTTCCTCTAAATCTATTGATTTTTTAAGTTTTTTCCCTGATATTTTGTATTTTATACCTGTATAAGCTTCATAAAATTTTAAGACTTTTTCTCCAATCATAAATAGGTAGGATTAGCATAAATTTCTACATACTTTTTATCTTTGTCAAAATTCCCTTTTATTCTTATTTTCAAAGAATAAGGAATTTGTATGAGTGGTTGTATAATATCTATGTTTTTATTGTATCTATAAAGCAAATACTTTTTATGTATGCTTTCTAATTGTTTGTATTTTACAATATTATCAAGGGCTTGTATAGCTTTTTCATCTTCCACAGGTATAGTATAATTCATACGTTTTATAGGGCTTGCTATACCATTTTCTATTTCCCACCTATACACTTTATTAGGATATAGATTATAGTATCTGCTATTAGTAGTTACAGCAACATATACTCTTTGAGTTTCATTGCTTTTATCTGCCAAAAAAAAATACTCATAGTTCATAACTTATACTTTTGTAAGGCAAGTAATGTTTTTAAGTCTTCTACTCTATAAGAATCTTCATTTGCTAATAGTTTTTGAAGCATATCTCGTTTTTTTACTTTAAGTCTTGTATGTTCCTTTGAACCTACAATTTCTATACAATCTGATAATTTTTCTCCTAATTTTATTTTAGCATTCCACAAGATTTCTGAATATAGAAAATTGATAATATCTATATTAGCAATATCTTTTTCCCAAGATAACATATAAGTTTGCAAAAAAACTGAAAGACTTTTATATTTAGCGAAAGAAAGTTTTTCGTAAATGTATAAAGCTCTTTTTATTTCTTTTATAGAGGTATTTGTAATATCCTCATAAAAGCTGATAACTTCTTTTAAGTTTTCTTTCATATCCAAAATTTTGCTTTAATTAAATTACAAAGTTTTTGTTTAAATTCTTTTTGTTCTTGCGACAAGAGTTTTGCTTTATAGAGTAAATATTCAGGATTTACCTTGTCTTCGTTTACTGCTTGCATTAAAGCTATAATAATTTCATAATTTTCTTCTTCCAAATAAGGGCTATTATAGATAGCCCTTATTTGATAATATAAATCCTTTGCCATATTATAGTCAAAATGGCAAGTCTTCTTTGTCTGTTTCTTTTGGTGGGACATATAAATCTTCTTTTAATGTAAAATGGTCTTTAAAGGTTTTATAAGCACCATACAATTTATCATTATTAACACTTATAGCTACTAATGAATAGTAAGTGTTTTTAACAATTTTACCATCTGCTTTTTCTTCCACAATATCAAACGTCGCAAGTAAAGAAACTTTATCTTGTTTTAGTCTAATATTTTCAATAACATCAAATAAATCAGGGTTATGACATATTAGATTGATATAAGTCATAGGTCTTTGAACATAGTTCCCTGACTTGTCTTTATAGTTATTGTTAATACCAATGGAAAAGCTTAGCACTTCTTTTCCAAATTTGGTTTTAATTCTTTTAGGTTGTGTATAAACCTTACCTTCTAAAAAAGCGACTTTCATTTTTTGTAATCATTTTGGTTAATAATTTTTATATCTGCAATATCTCTGCATATATCAGAACAAATAATATGGCAGTTGTCTAAATTAGACATTGATATATTTGAATTGACAATAAAAGAGTTATCTATTTTATTACAAGTATGAGTATAAAGTGTATTATTGAATATATAGATTTTACCATTAAATATTATGTTATTTATCAAAACTGCTTCGCACAAATTAGATAAATAAATATCAGATTGTTCTATATCACATTTATAGGCATATGAATTATGTATCTTGCTATCTTTTTTTACTACACATTCTTTTACATCAGAGTCATACACATTACTATATTCAATTTTGCTATGGTATATTTGACTATTTAAGGAACTTGTTTCGTATATTTCACTTCTAAATAAAAAGCTATTGCTTGCATTAACATTAGTTAAATAACTATGCAATACTTTTGACTGAAATAAATTACAAATACTTATATCAGAGGATACAATAGTACAAGCAAATATTGAGCCTATACCTTTAATATCGCTATCAATGATAAGACTATTGCCTGATACACTTACTTCTCCTTCTACTATGCTATCCTCAAATATCCAGCTATCATCTACTTTTGATAGCGTATATTCATTTGTTACCAATCCACCTAAATCGCCTTTTTTAATGCCAATGCTATCTATATCTTTTAGGGCGACTATTCTGAAATAGTCGCCTTCTTTAACAAGTTCGTATTTCATTAGAAAGGAAGTTTAGTTTTTTCCTTTTTAATACTTGGATATTCGTATATTATTTTTTCATATAATACTATACTTAAAGAAAAGTATTCTGTATCTATATCTTTAAGTACATTATCTAATACATCTTGAAAATAATAAATAGGTATATTGTTTTCAAGATTATCTTTTACTTTATTCATTACAAGAACATCATTGGTATCGTGTAACAAATAGTGTATCATACACATTAGATATATTTCCTCATCAGATTTAGATTTTTTGTTTTTAATAATATTGTATAAATCTAAAACTGACATATGAATAACAGCATTTTTTTTTACTTTTATATCCATATTAAACAAGTGTCTTTACAAACAATTCACAAATAGGTTCATTCATATCATCTCTCAATTGTCTTAGAAGACAAAAGGTATCTGTGGAATATATGAATATACCATTTCTTTCTATACACTCGTAAATAGCAATGGTAAATTCTTTCATATCTATTACTATAAAATTGTCATTGTATATTTCTACCAAACTTTTTATGTTTGGTATATGCTTACTCATTTCTTCTAATATAAACTCTAAAAATAATGTTCTATATGATACATTATTTTTGATATATTTTGCGAATTTTTGTTGCAAACCTTCATCTTTAATTTTTTCTAATTGTTCTGCAAACATAATTCTCTAAAATAGTTAGTAAGTTTTACATTTTTATTGATATGCGTAGATATGTCTGTTGTTTTCATAAAGCAAGTAAAGTCTTGCAAGAAATCAAATATTGTTCTTACACCATTTTTGCTTTTGAAAGGATTATCTTTGTTATCACCATATCTTGCGGCTTTAAGCAAGATACTGCTATCAATTACGTGTTTGCTGGTATGGGTTCTTTTAAGCAAATCGCCTAATATTTCTTTCTCTTGTGTAGCTGTTACTACTTTTGAACTTAACAGCTCTATGTATCTTTGACTATTTACTACACTTTCTTCCACGGCAAATTTATTCAGAAACATATACACAAATCTTTCTAAACCATATTTTCGGTTTAGTTTAGATTTGTTTTCTATAATGTTTTCTTGAATAACAAGCCCATTAGAGCATACTTGTATTTCTTCTGCTACACAAGCATTGATTTCCAAACTTGTATTGTTTTTGTATTCAAAAGTAAATATAGATTTCATTACCCCCTTATCAGTAATATAATCAGGGTATTTACTTTCTATTTGAAATTTAGGTATTACTACGCTAAATTCTTTTTCCTCTTTATTTTGATTTAATATAATTGCGTTAGAATGGTATATATCCATTTCATATTTCCCTATCCTTTCATTAGCTTCTTTAAGCAAGCTAATGATATGATTGATATGAGGTAATTTTCCTTCTACATCAGGTACTTTTATTACTTCTTCTGAAAGGATATGTTCAGATATTTTCTTGCATTTACCTGTAATGCTAAATAATTCTTGCATCATAAATTTTTTAAGTTTAGTTTGGTAAGATTAACGAACTATCTATGAGTTCAAATATAGTATCTTCATAAACCATTTTGTATCCAAGTATTTTGAAATATACTTTATTAAGGTCTTCTCTAAAAGAAATATCAGTGCAAATATAATATTGTTTCAAAGAAAACAAATCTTTTACTAAAATACTTTTTCTATAAGTATCAGTAAGATATTTAATTTTATAGTCTAAAACCTCCTTTCGTACTTTGACAAAAAGAGGTAGTCTTTTTCTTATTTCTTCATAGTAAGTTTTGTTTTTGTTCATATTAAATTAACGTGAGTTATAAGTACAAATTGTTTGAAATACAATTTGTTAAAAAATTTAGTTTTTTGTTATACTTTGTTTTTTTGACCTCACCCCAGCCCCTCTCCAAAAGGAGAGGGGAGCTATACACCTGAAAATCAAATTACAATTACGAAAACAACATTTTATATTCATACCAACTATCTTGTTGCCAACAACTATTAAAAAAAGTTATTTTATTCAAATCAAACTTTTTTGTTTCTTCTTCATTTAGTTTGTAAGAATAAAATATAACTCCATTTTCTTCTTTTACATATTCTTTTTCTTTAACTGCTTTATTTACTAATGCTAATAATTCATCTTCATCAATAATTTCGTGAGTTACGAAACTATTATCAAAGCTATCTTCTAATATGACGGATTGATATTTCTTTCCGTTCCAATAATTGTATCCTTTACAAGTTAGTTGATATAACTTGTAATCTTTATCTTGTTTTAATTGTTTATTTGATTTTATTTTATCAAATAAATCGGTGTTATAATAGGCTTCTACTAATTGTCCTATTTCCCATTCAAAATCACTGTCATTTTCTTCTTCATATTTATTTGCAAATGCAACAAGATTTTCAGACAAAATCTCTATACTATCACCTGCTCCATAACTTCCAAGTAGTAGTCCATCATTATTGTATGTATCAGAAACAGGCATAGTTTCTATTCTATTTTCATCAATAAGATATAAAACATCTTCTTCTTGTTCTTGATACAAAAGTTTAACTAAAATCATAATTTTAATTTTTTAATAAAGATAAAATCTTGTCTTCTATATCTTTGCTTATAGTATATTTCTTTTTCAGTTCATTTATGCTTATCTTCTTCTCTTTCATATATTCTACTGCTTTACCTATCTTGTCTTCTGTCAAAATAGGTTTATCGTTTTTATCATGAGTATTAGTATAATCACTATCTTTGTTATCATCTAACAAAAATAATGAACCGAGAGCATATTTTCTTGCATAACTTGACGATGCTCCTGTTATTTGACTTCCGTCCATACCTTTTTTATTTTCTTCCTCTCTCGCATATGCAATACTTTCTATCTTTGCACCATCTTCTACATCAACAAGTATAGCGGTACTTTTAACATAATATCTATCACCTATTAAAACTATTTCATCAGACAAATACAAAGATAGTTTGTATTCGTCTAAATACTTTTTTACTTCTTCAAATATGTCTTCCAAAGACCTGTAATTATATTTCCCAAAACTATTGTATTGCGTTTTAGGAACTTTTATTTTACTTTGAATTTCAGATAATTTTTTGTAAATCATATTTCTCCTAAGTATAGTTTTCTTGATGTTTTTACTTTTTCCAGAAATTTAATTATTTTCTTTTCAAGCCTTTTAGCTTTATTATGCTCTTCTGCTTGTCTATATCTTGCAAGCTCAAAAGAACAATCAATAATAAAATTTTCTATTAGTTCATCAAAACCATCTACATCTATTAGTTTCTCTAATATTTTCATTCTTTTTGAAATGGACACTTTGCTTTTTTTCATAAATGTAAAATTTTAATAAGGTTTATATTTCAATAGTTCGGGACAAAATTGAGCTACTGCCCAAATATGTTCTTCCCAATTATATTTGTCCTTGTCCAAATATTGCGGACAATATTGGGCAACATAGCGACTACATTGCTCCCAATTGTATCTATCCTTGTCCAAATGCTCGGGACAATATTTCGCAACATAATAGCTATGTTTTTCCCAATTGTATCTATCTTTATCAAAATATTGAGGACAATATAAGGCTATATAATAACCATGTTCTTTCCAATTATATTTATCCTCATCAAAATGCTTGGGACAATATTGGGCTATTGCCCAACTTTGTTTTTCCCAGTTATACTTCTCTTTGTCTAAATATTGCGGACAATATTTAGCAATATAATAACTATATTCTTCCCAATTATATCTGTCCTTATCAAAATGTTCGGGACAATATTGGGCTATTGCCCAACTATGGTCTTTCCAATTGTATTTTTCTTTGTCCAAATTCTCGGGACAATATTCGGCAACATAAAGACCATCTTCGTCCCAGTTATACTTCTCTTTGTCCAAATGCTCGGGACAATATTGGGCAATATAATAGCTATATTTTTCCCAATCAAATATTCCATTTTCTATTTCAAATCCTATAATATCATAGTCCGAATGTCTGTACAACCATTCGTATTGTTCGCCAAGCTCTCTAAATAATTTGAGAGCGTCAGCTTTACCATTTACAAAATGTTTAAGGTATTTTTCGCAGGGTTCTTTTTTTAACCTGCTTAATTCGACAATAAATTTCATACTTTTTAGTTTTGTACTTTTTTACAGGTTTTTCGGGTTTTGCCTTTTTTATATTTCAATAGTTCGGGACAAAATTGAGCTATTGCCCAACTATCTTCTTTCCAATTATATTTATCCTTATCAAAATGCTCGGGACAAAATTCAACAACAGCCCAGCTGCATTTCTCCCAATTGTATTTGTCCTTGTCCAAATGCTCGGGACAATATTTCGCAATATAATAGCTATCTTTTTCCCAGTTATATTTCTCCTTGTCCAATAGTTCGGGACAATATTTCGCAACTACCCAACCATCTTCTTCCCAATTGTATCTATCTTTGTCCAAATGCTTGGGACAAAATTCAGCAACAGCCCAGCTATGTTCCTTCCAGTTATACTTATCTTTGTCCAAATATTGCGGACAAAGTTCAGCAATATAATAACTATATTTTCCCCAATCAAATATTCCATTTTCTATTTCAAATCCTATAATATCGTAATCCGAATGTCTGTACAACCATTCATATTGTTCGCCAAGCTCTCTAAATAGCTTGAGAGCATCGATTTTGCCGTCTATAAAATACTTTAAATATCTTTCGCAGGGTTCTTTTTTTAACCTGCTTAATTCGATAATAAATTCCATTTTTTTTTACTTGTTTTTTTTACCCCTACTTTATTACAGGCTTTTCGGGTTTTGCCTTTTGTAGTAAAAATAATTAAGGTTTATATTTCAATAGTTCGGGACAGTATTTAGCTACTGCCCAGCTATCTTCTTTCCAATTATATTTATCTTTGTCCAATAGTTCAGGACTATACATAGCAACATAATAGCTATGTTTCTCCCAATTGTATTTTTCTTTATCGAAATATTGTGGGCAATATTCAGCTATTGCCCAGCTATCAGTTTTCCAATTGTATTTTTCTTTATCAAAATATTGCGGACAATATTTAACTATTGCCCAACTATCAACTTCCCAATTGTATTTCTCTTTGTCCAAGTATTGAGGACAATATTGAGCAACGTAACAGCTATATTTTTCCCAATTGTATTTATTTCCATCAAAATATTCAGGACAATACGCAGCAACATAACGGCTGTGTTTTTCCCAATCAAATATTCCATTTTCTATTTCATAACGGACTATATCATAGTCCGAATATGCATACAACCATTCATATTGTTCATCGAGCTCTCTAAATAGTTTGAGAGCGTCGACTTTACCATCTATAAAATGTTCAAGGTATCTTTCGCAAGGTGTTTCCCTTAGCTTTTCTAATTCAACAATAAATTCCATTTTACTTGTTTTTTTTACCCCTAATTACAGGCTTTTCGGTTCTGCCTTTATTATTCTGCTTTTATTATAGTGATTACCAATTACTATTTCATATAGCTTATCTTCTTTTAAGCATATATTATGCTCTTTTCCGTTTATTACCATATCAAAACTATCACCACCACAATATAAACAATCATAATCTATACCCTGTATATTATCTGTATCAGATAACCAAATATACAAGTCATCTTCATATAGTATGTATTCTTCTTTGAGGATATCTATACTATATCCTTGCTTTTTGAAATACGATACTATACTATTTTTACATTTGTCTGTAATAGGATAAAACCAAGTTATCCTATTACAAGGCTTTAATAAATCATTATCTACAGATATAATTATATCTTTACCTATCGCTCTAATATACATTAATGTATTTTACATTTTTTGTTTTATACAAGTATTCTTTTCCATATTTCCCTTCTAATACGGGTATTAGTATCTTGTCTTCAAATTTATACTTATCTTCTATCTTTGCTTCTTTTACTTGCGAATATCCTACTATTACTATAATAGCATTAATAGTTATCTCCGTCCAGTTCTGACAATAGTTCCATATGTAATTCATATCCCTCCACTAAGTTATCCAATACCTCTTTTAGGTTAGTACCAAAAGATATTAACCCAGGTATATCTTCTATATAGGCAGAATATTGCTCGCCTATACATTCAATAATGATGGTTTTCTTTTCCATTTAAATTAAATTAAAATTTATTAATAATTTGTATTTTACTACTATGAATATCCTTAAAACTATTCGTTTTAATATCACAATCCAGCCATATATCACCCTTCTTAAAATCCCTGTTCTTATCATTTACTATACATATACTACCTCTTGTATCTATTACTCTTATCATATCTTTTTCCTCTTCTATTATCTCTAATACATTATGATATTCAGGTCTCCACAAGTGCATTATTACATCTGCCCTCGCTTCTACACTCTGACTATTCATAATGTATCCATTTGAAGGCTTGTAATAACTGCCTTCATTCCTCTTATCTAACAAATCCTTACGCAATTGCGTAAGACCGAAACATATGCCGCCTTGTCTTGCTACATCCTTACACAAAGCGGTTACTTTATCTGTGTTAGATTTCGCTGTATGTTCATCTAAACCACTTACTTCTCCAAAATGGTCTATAAAAACCACAGGTATCTTACCTTTTCTATTTGCTTCATTTATATGCATCTGCAATACTGCAGATAACTTTGGAATATCCATAGTGCTATACATTATATCTAATGAATAACCACTAATTATATCCCTATACCCTTCAAAAAAACTTTTATCTACAGCCTTTAACTCCCCAATGCTCTTTCCCGATAATAAACTTATTAACCTCATCATCACTCTTATCTCACTCATCTCAAGGCTTATAAATAAAACATACAAGCTATCACTATACAACTGACATAGCTTGTTTATTAAAAATACACTGAAGGCTGTCTTCCCACTACCACTCGCCCCACCTATCACTATAAACCTATCAGGCTCTATAGATATAGAACTATCTATACCCTCTATACCTATTTTATACCTGTTATTATCTACATTAATTATGTATTCAACCATCTTATCAAAATTACTAACTATATTTTCCATCTTATTCCCCCTAAACTTGCTTATGACCTCCATCATCACCTCCAATATCCTATCATCACTAGCCCTTAATAAGGACTTATCATTTATCATATCTATAAATACCCTTCTATTGTAGTCTCTCCTCATTATCTTTTCACATTCTTCAATAGTATAACTACATACATATTTATCATTATATACAGATAAATACTTATGCAATATACTATCCCCCTTTATCTCATTCCTAAATATATTCAAACTGACATATTTTTCTTTATTATATATTTCAACTAACTTGTCATACATATACAAAGTATCACCCTTTGTATAGTATTCCCTATCAAATATACGTATATTGCTATTGTTTATTAGACAATAATATATGCTGTCTAATTCAACATCTATCATACTAACCATAGTATAACCTTTATAGGTAATAATATAAAACTAACTACTAACACAAATGTAAAAATAGTAGCCATATAAAACAAACAAAATATTGCTATCACATTGAACCAACGCCAACAAACCTGAAAGCTCCTGTCAAGAAATTTCGTGAAAAGAATCAAATTATTTACGTTATACTTTACAAACTTGTTATTATCAACCTTTGCTATCACTTTGTATTTCTTTTGTTTCATCTTCTTCTAAGAAATCGTATTCTACTTTCTTTATAAGCTTTTTGAGTTTATTCCGCTGGTCTAAGCTGCCCTTGAAAAATAAATGTGGGTTTAAAGTAAAAATAGCCCTCCCAGACTTGATTAAAATGCCCTTAGATACCAACGACCGTATTGAGTTATCTATGGTTCTTACATTACACTCAATTTCATTGGCGATTCTATTTTTTATTTCCTTAACCAGTATTATTTCATTATCGAAATTCATATTTTTACCTATCCACAGAACTAATTTGTATTCGTTTCCCTCTCTAATTCTCATTAAGGAGTAAAAATCATCTAAATAAACCTGTAAGAACGTTTCCTTAGTTACTTTTTTTACTGTTGTAAATTCAGCTGTAATTATTTCCCCATCTTCGTTTATTACAGTTTTAATCTCTTCATAAATTTTTGTCTTTGCATTTTTCATATTTTTACATCTAATAATTAGTATTTAATACACACAAATATAAGTATTAAAAATTAAAAAAAAAGCTTAAAATACATTTTCTTTATACATATCAAATAATGTATAAAATACACTCAAAATAGTGTATTTTATTAACCGAAAACGACATTATTATTAACCGAAAACGACATTATTATCAACCGAAAACGACATTTTCATAAGAGTTAAATATATGATAATCAATTATTTAACTCTTATTTTACTATATATTAGTATATTGCACACATAAACTAAAAAAAAAGGACTTCTTTTAAATTTTTTACTACTCTGACAGACTATTGAAATTACTCCCACAGAGTAATTTCATTAGCCCCATAGAGTAATAATTTTTATCGTAAAACATTGATAAACAATGTATTATCCTATATTTTCTTTTCTTATATATTTAGCGTATGCGTAAGCATAAAAAAAATCTATATGTGTGAATTATTACACACATATAAATATTATATAACGTGAGTTAAGCGGCAATATCTTGAAAAAGTTCAAAATTTGTAAGTAGATTTTTTTCTTGAAAATCTCTAATAGTGGGCTTTTTATCTAGGAACTTGTAGTCTATGTAATTGGCTTTATCACACTTGCCTATTTTTTAAATTTTTGTTGTTACATTTTTGAACTAATAACGAACACAAATAAAAACACACAAAGTTTGTAACTTTGTGTGTTATGAAATGTTAAGGTTTATATTTCAATAGTTCGGGACAATATTCAGATACTGCCCAACTATCTTCTCTCCAATTGTATTTATTCTTGTCCAACAATTTAGGACAATACATAGCTACATAATAGCTATGTTTCTCCCAATTGTATTTATTTCCATCAAAGTATTCAGGACAATATTTAACTATTGCCCAACCTTGATCTTTCCAGTTGTATTTATTTCCATCAAAGTATTCAGGACAAAATTTAACTATTGCCCAACTATCTTTTTCCCAGTTGTATTTATCCCCATCAAAATGCTCTGGACAATATTGAACTATTGCCCAGCTATCTTCTCTCCAATTGTATTTATTTCCATCAAAATATTCAGGACAATATTGGGGAACATAGTAACTATATTCTTCCCAATTAAATATCCCGTTTTCTATTTCAAATCTTATAATATCATAATCCGAATGGTTGTATAACCATTCGTATTTCTGTCCAAGCTCTCTAAATAGCTTGAGAGCATCTACTTTCCCATTTTCAAAATGTTTAAGGTATCTTTCGCAGGGAGTTTCCCTCAACCTGCTTAATTCAATAATGAACTCCATATTTTAATGTATTTTATATTTTTTTAATGTATTTTATATTTTTTGTTTTATACAATCCATATTTTATTTGCGAATATGCTAATATTACCATAACAGCATTTAAAAGTAGTAAAAGAAATATAAAGAATAGAATCCTTGCCATAAGTCATTTTTTCAATTACCCTAAGTTTTTTTTATTTAAATCCCTATATAGATATTAAACATCTTATACCATAGTATTCTTTCTCCATAGTAATACTATCCAAATCATTAGCATTACTATATACTATATTACTATAGTAATACACTATATTACCATAGTAATCTGTATCGTAATAAATAGTACCCAAACTTGGTGGTACTATCATTACTATGAAATCCCCATATATAGGCTTCTCTAATTCACCTATATAATATTGCTCTTCATACTCTTCATCTATACAATATAAATAAAGAGTATTATTTACATAAAACGAAAACTTGTCAAAGTTTTCGTTTATATATCTCAACAGGTTTTGGCACTTCATAGTGCCTAATACCTTTATTACTTTCAAGCCCTCACCTAATAAGGGTTTTGAGCTTGAAGAAAGTGAAAAATTTGATTTATCTGCTAACATAAAAACCAAAAAAAAAGATAGATAACAACTAATGTCGTTATCTATCTATACTATTATCCTACCTCGATCCATATGTCGGGCAGGCTTCTATACCTCCTATAAAAGGAGGCAGAATATCTCTTTTGAAATTGTTCATCCGAAAACCTAATTAGGTTTTCGGCTAAAAACAAACGAATACTTTCGTATTCTTTCTTTACCGCCTCTATATCGAGGCTGTAAAGGAATAACATATTATCAATAATTTCATTATCCAACATAGTTGGATTAGACCCAAGCATTTCCTTGTTTTTCACAAGGAAGCTTGTACAGAACCCTTTGTTACATAAGTTCCTTATTAGGGTTCGAATACTTAGATATCCATTGTCCCCCCATACACTAATAACGTATGGGGTGAGTCTAATAATTTTGTATTTTTTTCCTTCTTTCATTTTCGTTTAAGTTTAAGTGGTTTAAGTGGTTAATTGGAAGAAGAATGAAAATGTTTAGGTATAGAAGTAATATTGTAAATTCTATACCCTAAATCTCTCAATTCAGAAATTAAAGCCGATTTGCTTTCGGCTTCGAATACCCCTCTCAAAAATACATTTTGGGAGGGTATATAGTAATGAATAAGGTATCTTTTCATACTTTTTTTTGTTTAAATAAATAAGCAATACCGAAAAAAAGCCAAAAAAGCTGAAAAAAAGAGGGGGCAATTGCCCCCACACAACACGGGTTATTGGAACGAACCAATAACCCTTTGAATATAACCTCGTTGGTTATATTCAATCTGAGCCACTTCTAACTTTGTGCTAACCTTAGGACTGGTTAGCACAAGCATATCTGCAGGAAAATTTAGACTCCCGCATTTGGAGCTAATGAAGAATAGCTCCCTTTGCTCCACTTCGTTTTTTGTGAAGTTTCTTCTTGAAACTTTCTTTTTCGAAAGTGACACCTCAAATGTGCCCTTTTTAGCTGTTGTTAGATTTATACCTAAATCCAACAATACCTGCCTGTTGTGTTTGACTGCAGCGTCAAAATCTTTGGCAAGATTTTCTTGTTTCTTTCTCATACGAATTTCATTTAGTTTCACGATTGGGGGGTACTTTGGGTATTACCCTTATGTTCATTGGCATATTTTATGTTTATCAAGATGTTTTTAGGTTATTTGGTTATTTTATGATTTATAGTATTTTGTTATTATTATCGGACAATTTTTAGATTTTTGTTTGTAGTAGTGGTATAAGTTTTTAATTTTGTAGGGATTTATTTTTATTTTTGTATTTTTTTATGAAATTGTAGGTTGTTATGGTTATTTCATTAAAGGAGCGTATTAGGGGTATAATGCGTGGTTATGGGTATAGTGGTATAATTGGGGAGATATTATTTATGTTTATGATGAACATAATGTATAGTCATAGGAATTGCAATGGTTTAGTATGTATAAGTGGTGGTATATATGGGGGTTTATTGATGGAGGATTGGTTATTAGGTGGGGAGGGGGAGGGGGATTATTATAGTATAATGGTGATGGGGAATGGTTTATTTTACAATGGTGTTTGTTTAAGGGAGATATATTATTTACAGGATTACAGGTTAAGGATAAACAGGTTTATAGATATAGATTATGGGTTGATGTACAGGGAGATATTGGAGAGGGGGTATAATGTAGTAGTGATAAAGGATAGGTATTTATTTCATTGGAGGTTATATGTATATTTTTATTTATTGAGGGTAATGGGTATATTTTACAGGGGTATATTGAGGGGAGGGGATGTATTAGGTAGTTATTTATGGAGGTATAGGATGTTATGTAGTGATTATGGTCATTTAGTATTTCACGGGTATTTAGAGGCTTTATGGGGTAGTTTATTAAGGTTATTATTAAGGTTAAGGGGAGGTGATAGTAGTTTAGATTTTGGGCATTATGGCAGGAATGGGAATAATTTTACGATAAGGTTCAGGTTGGGGAATATAGGTTGGGTGAATTATGGTAACAAGCGTTATGGGGTTGGTGAGAGTTTAGATATTAGTGAGTTATATGGTGTATGCAAGTGTATAAGTAAAAAAGGGGATTAGTATATGGAATTAGGTATAATAGAGCGTATTGGGGATAGATATGAGGTAAGTGAGGATTATCGTTTATATTGGCGTAATTTGGTAGTAGGTTTAGGGGAGGTTGAGGAATATTTTTTGAGGAGGTATGTATATTGGTATTATTGCAGTGTATATGTATATGGGGACATTACGTTGCGTGGGGAGGTGATATACAGGGACATATTTAGTAGGGAGATGAGCAGGGAGGAGTATAGTAATTTATTGGGGGTATTGGTTAATTTAGTGGATAGGATATTAGAGGAGGTAGGCAATCAGGAGGAGCGTGTTTATAGGAGGTTAGTGGAGCGTATAGACAGGGTAGTTAGGGATTATAGTGGGAGTGATATAGATGTAGAGAGTGAGCCGAAGAAGGTGAAGGCGATATTAGATATGGTGAAATTGAGGAAGGAGTTGGGATTGGTATTAGGGTTAGGGGGTGTATCTGGCAGTAAGCGTAGGAGGGGGAATATGGAGGAGGGTTTAATAGACAGGTTGATATAGGTTGGTATATTTTATTAAAATATATTTTATTATGGAGCGCAGGTATATAGATGAATTGATTAGGGCGAGGTTAGGTTGTCCTTATGTAGAGGGAGAGGAGGGGTATATAGGTTGGTGGAGGGAGGAGTTGAATAGGTGTTTATACGGGTATGAAGTAGGGGGTAAGTTGATAACTGGGGAGTATTATTTTTTTTTGAATTATTTTAAGATAAACAAGTTAGAGGGTGGTAAGGTAGTATTAGGTTATCCGAATTATAGTGAGGAGGACAGGGAGTTATTTTATTTAGTGGAATTAGCATTTAGTAGTGGGAAGAATTTGCTTGTAATAACTGGGAGGGGTTATGGTAAGAGTTACATAGGGGCTTGTATATTATCGCATAGTTATACATTTTACAGGAATAGTTATGCTTTATTGGGTGCGAGTACGTATCCACATGGTATAAAGTTATGGAAGAAGATGGTGGAGGGATTAGATAGTTTGCCGAAGGAGATGCGTCATAGTAAGATAAAGGACAAGGAGGGGTATATAATGAGTGGGGTAGAGTATATAGGGGAGAAGGGGGAGAGGTTGCGAAAGGGTTTTAATAGTGAGGTAGAGATGATAATATTTGATGATAGTGGTAAGGCGAGGGGTGGGAGACCGAGGAGGGTTATATTAGATGAGGTAGGTAGTTGGAAGAGCAATTTGAAGGATAGTTACAAGGCTGTGGAGAATAGTTTGTACAGGGGTAGTATAAGGACTGGTGTAGCGATATTATTTGGTACTGGTGGAGAGATGAAGAGTGGTGGTAGTATAGAGGCGAGGGATATGTTTTTTAATCCTGATGCTTTTAATTTGTATAGTTTTGAGGTTGATAATGGGAAGAGGGTATGTTATTTTATACCTGCTTACAAGAAGTTAGAGGGGTATTATGGTGAGGATGGGGTAAGTGATGAAGTTGGGGCGAGGGTTTATTTAGAGGGGAAGCGTAACAAGTTATTAGAGAGTGGTGATATAGGGGCATATGAGAGTTTTATACAAGAGATGCCGTTTGAGGTAAATGAAGCGTTTTTAGTAAGCAATATAACGCCATTTTCGTTTGTGAGGAAGCGGTTAGAGGAGTTGTTATTGATAAGTGATAGGGAGTATAGGGAAATAGTGAAGAGGGGTGTATTATATTGTAATGGATATAGGAGTGGTGTTGAGGTGGAGGTAGAGTTTAAGGAGGACAGGTTAGGGAATTTTGTAATAATAGACGAGCCTATACGTGTAGGTGGGGTAGTGGAGGAGGGGAGGTACATAGCGGGTTGTGATAGTTATGACCAAGACAAGAGTTTATGGAGTAAGAGTAAGGGGGCTGTATATGTATTTGACAGGTTGGAGGGGAAGTTTGTTGCGGAGTATGTAGATAGACCGAGCAATGTAGAGGATTTTTACGAGGGTGTATTAAGTTTATGTTTGTATTACAATGCGAAGGTGATGGTGGAGCATAGTAAGATAGGTATAATTTCGTATTTGAAGCAGGTAGGTTGGGGTAGTATATTAGCGAGTAGTCCGAGGTTATTGAATATAGGGTTAAAGTATAGTAGGGTAACGAACAAGTATGGTTATGTTATGGATTATAGGAGGAAGATGTTTGCTGTGGAAAGGTTTAGTAAGTATTTGAAGGAGGGTATGGAGAAGTTATGGATAAGGGAGCAAGTGGAAGACATAATGAATTTTAATTTTGAGGGGAATGAGTATGACAGGACGATAGCGAGTATGTTATGTTTGATATATGATGAGGAGTTGCGTTTAGGTTTTGAGGAGCGTAGTAGTAGTTTTAAGTTTCCTACATGGCGTAGGGAGGGGGATAAATTTGTATTTGGATAAATTATTATATTATGAAAGGGTTTGTAAAGTTAAAGGAGTTTTTTAATTTTAGGGAGATAGGGAATGGTTATATAGAGGTAGTTGTAGGGGGTGGGAATGTATATGATATGATAGAGTTTATGGGTTATATGATGGGGAGGGGTTTAGGAGATGAGCGTTTAATAAATTTTACACGTTGTATGAAGGCTATATATGAGATAAGTGTATTATATGGGAATGGTTTATTTAGCACGAGGGACAGGGAGGGTATGAGGTATTTGATGGAGTTATTAGGTGTGAAGCGTGTATATTTGTTAATGATATTGAGGGTATTAGAGGATTATGGTTTTTTAGAGAGGGTTAGGAGAGGGTTGTATAGGGTGAGTGATATATTGATGAAGGGGAAGTTTAGGTTAGTGATGAATTTTGAAAAGGTAGATATTAGCAAAGTTGAGAATTAGTTTTTAGGAGTTAGGTTTATACATAGGAGTAACAAATATGCCTTAGATAAGGTATTTTTGTTATTTTTTTTATGTAGTTTTAGGTAATAGTTTTTGCTAGAGTGAGATAATAGCAAATGAATACGTATCTGCTTGATAGATAAGGAATTAACGAAAAAAGTACCGAACCAGTAGTTCGTTAATACCGAACCAATAGTTCGTTAATACCGAACCAATAGTTCGTTAATGAAGTTTTTTTCATATAAAAATAGTATATGTCCAAGCGAACAAGGAAGGTAATATATGAGCGTTTAGACACTACGAATGTAGGTGGAGGTAGTGTATTAGTGGAGCGTAGTAGTATAGTGAAGCGTGTAGAGGTAGAAATGTTTGTGCAGTTATATGTGGAGGATATGAGTTGGTGTAGTTGTTTAGTGAATATTACAGATTATAGGATATTATTCTATTTATTAGGAGAGGTCTATTATGGTAGTGATTTGGTGCATATTGTATTAAATAAACGTAATAAGGGTATAATAGGGGATACATTAGGTATTAGTATAAGGTGTGTAGAAAAAAGCATATATAATTTGGTATCTTGTAATGTTTTAATACGCATAGGTCGTGGAGTATATGCTATAAACCCTAAACTTATCTATAAGGGATATTACAAGGATAGAGGCAAGGTAATAGATTATGTATTTGATAATAGGTCTAATACATAATTTTTTTTATTATGTAATAGGGATAGAAAAATAAAAATTTTATATTTGTGTATAAAAAACGTGTTTAATATATGTTATTACCAAGACAGAACATATCAGAAAAGGACAAGAATAGGGATTGGTTAAAGGAGAATATAGATGCTATAAGGAATAGTTTTAATCATTATTATAGCAGGAGGGTAAAGGACTATTTAGTGTATAATATTTTGCAGGGTAATTTATCGGAAAAGAAGTTTGAGTATATTACAAAGGAGTTTGGGAAGGAGTATCCTGTAAAGTTAAAGAATTATCCTTTAATAAGACCTGTTTTGCAGGTAGCATTAGGGGAGGAGACGGAGCAGATATACAATTATCATATACGTAGGATAGATGAAGATGGGTTATTGTATAAGGAGTACAAGGTACATATAGAGTTAATGAAGTTTTTGTATAACGAGTTTGAGAAGGCATTAGCGGGTGCAAAGCAGATGGAGGTATTAGATGAGCGTAAGTTAAGGCAATTAAAAGAAAATATAGGGCGAGATTATTTAATGGAAGTAGAAATATTATGTGAGAAGTTATTAAAATATTTTGAGTTAAGTTTAGATTTTAAGGGGATAAGGACTGCTTTATTTGCGAGTATATTAGAAGTAGGTAAGTGTTTTTGGAGATATGAGGAAGGAAACTATAAAAGTAAGATAGGGATTAGGGTAATACCAAGTTACAATTTAGTATATTCTAACGAGGAAGGGATAGAAAACATAGCAGATAGCAATTGGATTTGTGAGCGTTTATATTTGACAAGGGAACAGATATTAGATAGATACCAAGATTATTTGACTGATGAAGATAAAGAAAAGTTAGATAGGCAATCAAATTACTATCTTACTAACGAGTATTATCATTTTGTAGAGATGGTAAAGAGTTATTATCAAGATTTAGGATACAATCCAAATTATTATTTGCAAGATACACAAGATAAGATAGAGGTGTATATTGGTCAATGGAAGAGCATATCTAAACGAATACTTGCTGAAATAGAAGGGAAATATGGTGTCAATTATGTAAAGCTATTAACAGAAAAAGATAATGTTAATAGAAAAACGATAAAGAGTAAAGAGAGCAGGTATATGCAAGAATTGTATGAGTTTGTTTGTATAGGTAGTGATATATATGTATGGGATAAGATAGGGAAGAGTAATATACAAATGCGTTCATTTAGCAATCCTTATTATGTCAAGTTGCATTATGGGGGATTAGAGTTTAAGATAGATAGTACAGGCGAGGAGTTTAGTTTAGTATATTATTTAAAGGATTTGCAAGAGTTGTATAATATCTTAAACTATCATAGAGAACGAATGATAGCTTTAAGTGGTGTAAAAGGGGTAATATATGATATATCGCAATTACCAAAAGGTTTAGAATTACACGATTTATTGTATTACAGAAAGTTAGGATTGTTAATAATAGATAGTTCATTAGGACAAGGGCAGTTTAATCAATTTCAAAGCTATAATGATAGTTTAGATGCAAGTATATCTGTAATAACGCAAATGTTAGAGGATATTAGAAATGAAGTAGATAGGATAAGTGGATTTAATAGGCAAAGGCAAGGACAAATGTTTCAAAAAGATTTAGTAGGGCAGATAGATAGAGCAATAAGGCAAGGAAGTTATGCCACAGCAGTATTATATTATTTTCAAAGCAAAGTGTTTAAGGAAGTATTAGAAGGATTTTTGAATTATGCTAAACATTATTATTACATTCATAATGTTAATACGCCTTTAACATATGTATTAGGAGATGGGAAACAGGAAATATTTAAGTTAAGTCAGGATTTCTTGCTTGCTGATTATGGTATATTTATGACGGACAATGTAAAAGAGAATAGGTATTTTGAGGAATTAAAAGGTATGTTAGGAAGTATGATGCAAAATCAAATGATGAAAGCAAGTGATATAATTAGGTTATTAAAGGTAGATAGTATAAATGAGTTAGAAAGTAAGATATTATCAAAGATAGAGGAAGCAGAAAAGCAAATGGAAGCTATGAAGCAACAGCAAGCCAATCAACCTGACAAAGAAATGGAAATGAAGATGAAAGAGATGGAGATAAAACTGCAAATAGAACAGATGAAACTAAAAGAGATGAAAGAAATAAAGATGTTAGAGTTAGAGATAGCAAGGAATGAAAACTTACAGAAAGCACAATTAGAGAAAGAAAAGAATGAAATAGATAAAAAATATAAGCAAGAAATTTTGAAGTTAAAACAAGAGTTATTAAATTTGGAAAGGAAAGAATATGAGAATGCAGTGGCATTAGAGCAAAAAAGTAAAGAAATAATAAGAAGAAAAGAAATTAAAAATGTGCTATGAAGTCAGAGCAATTTGATAACATTAAGCAGATAGAGTTAAGGACAAGGCGAATAATAGAACTACTAACCTCTGTGAGTGGTTGTAATTGTTCTGCCGAGTTAAATGCTATATTAGCAGAATTACAAGATATAGATAATAAATTAGTAGTTACTAATAGTACACTTGCAAACATATACAATTCGGTAGATGATGTTGAAAGTTTGATAACTACTACAAATACATACCTATCTAATATAGATACTAATATAGCTAATATAGATGCACTTCTTACTAACATAGATACAAACATACAAGATTTAGAGGTACTATTAACAAGTATAGACAATACTACTACTAATATGGATAGTACATTGTCTAATATAGATAGTACTTTAGTCAATATGGATAGCACTTTAACAGGTATTAGCACTATATTAAGTACAATACAAACAGATGTTGCAAGTATCAATGTATATATGGGAAATATAGATGCTAATATAGCATCTATATTATCTTATATAGCAAATATAGATACAAATGTAACAGGGATATACAATTTCATATCTTCGCCAAGTCCATTAAGTTTTCATAATATTTTGCAGTTTGATTACACTGCACCTTTTTTTGGAGCGACAAGTTCAGGAATTTATAGTGTAGCGTTTATATTTCATAGTGGAGGAGCTGGTACTATCAATGGGTTATTTTATGATGAGACTTTTCCACCAATAATATTTACGGCAAATAGTCAGCATAGACAAGCATTGCCAAGCATTAACTTTTCAGTAACTTCGGGTCAGTTAAGAATAATAGAAATGCAATACTAATTATGGGGATAGATTTAATTAGTGCAGGTGAGAAAATACCAAGTATAGGACGAACATTATTTGTAAGTGAAAATGGTAGTACAACGCTTACAAGAGCACAAGCATTAGGAAAGATAAATAAGCCTGTATCTTTGCAAAGGGCTTTTGATATTTGTCAAAATGGGGATTGTATACATATTTTTAATGGGGACTATAATGGAAGTTATACGTTAAGCAGTAGAAATGATATTTTCATATATTATGAAATAAATAATGATAATGTAATAAATAAAATATCTACTATAAATTTAGTTAGTTGTTCATATATAGATATTGTAGGAGGAGGTAATAACGGCTATATTTTAAATCTTAATGCTACAAATTGCAGTGGATATTTATCTATTAAAAGTGTTCTTATTGGTTTTACACTTACAATAAATACTTCAAGCACTTTAAATTTATTTGCAAAGAGTTCTTTAATACAAGGATATAATATTTCAGCGGCTTATGGAAGTAGAGCCGATATAAGTGAATGTACTACGTATACTAATATGCCTGCAATAAGCACAGGATATTTTATGCATTTTTACAACTATAGGACACGCAAACTTATTGCCAGAATAAATAGCGGAAAAGTTGTTTTTGATAATTGTATTTTAGGAGAAAATACGACGTTACATTATCATAGATTTGATAGTTTAAGTGGAAGTGCAGGAACAACAGAAATAAGCTATAAAAATTGTATAATACACAATACATTGCCAAGTGTTTGCGATAGCACTAATCCTAACATTACAAGACTTGAAATGCAAAATTGTGTGCTATTGCAACATATTACAAGTGGTCGTATCCCTGATAGTTACAATGGTATTATTATAGATAGTAATTTAATTACAGGTAATTTTCTATAATATATGAAAAACCTATTTAATTCAAGCAGTATGATAATGTATAGTGTATTAGGTATCATAGTATCTATTACTATACGTGTAATGGTATTTAATATGCAAGATGAAAAGATAAATGTCATATTAGATATTTATGATTGGTCTATAACAGATATATTTTCTTTATGTCTATTATATGTTTCATTAGGCATATTTGTATTTATGATATTTAAATGGGTAGCTATTAAAATATTTAAGTTATGATATTTAATATTTCAAATTCTTATTTGCAATACAATGCAAGAGAAATAAAGAGAGAAGCAAAAGAGTTATTTTTCACCTTTCATACAAGAGAGAAATTTGTAAGTTTGGTATTAGAAGTTTTGCATTATTATCTTGATGATGAAGGCAATAAAGTATATTTGCCAAATTTAGATTATGCAAGACAGCTAATAGCTACTAACAATAGTTTAGTGTATAGCGATAATGGGGATTATGTTGAATGGGAAGAGGTGGAAGAAGTAATGGAAGAGAATGGAGAAACAATTACATATAAGAAAAAAATCCCTAAACAAAGAGAAGGAGCAAGTATTGTAGGGGAATACACTTTTTTTGAATTTTTAAGAAATAGTACAATATCTATCAATCATTTAATAGCTAATATAGTTACAAGGGCTGATAACTTAAAAATGTTAGACTAATGTCAAGACATTATTTAACAAGACAAGTATTTGTAGATGATGAACCTTTTATTAAGCGTGTAGATACTGCTAATGCAGATGTAGTACGTATGCCTAATAATACAGATGCTCAAATACTTTCTATTGTCCCACAAATAGGAGATATGGTCTATAATACTACGACGAACAAGTTGCAGTATAGGGACAATATTAGTTGGAGGAATATAGCTGCCGAAGGATATGTAGAAGCTAATTTAAGAAATTGGGTAACAGAAAATTTTATTGGTAATGCAGTAGGTTCTGCATTACAATTTCTTACAAGTACCGCTTTTGGTGGGACGGTAGTGCAAGATCTATTTGAAGAGCAACCTAATTTTAATAGTACATTACCTTTGGGTCGTTTAGGCATAACACGCTTAAATATAACTACTACTGCTTCGTCAAGGGCAGGCTTTTATAATAGTAGTGGAATTAGATTATACGATAGTGTTAATTTTGGATACTATGCAGAAGTAGCTTTTGTAAATGGATTGATAAATGTTGCAACGGACAATGTGTTTCAAGCGGTGGGTTTTTTGCAAACTTTTGCAGCTATTACTGCTAATGGTATCTTTTTCAGATGCCCTCGTGTAGGGGAAAGTAGCTTTATGAAATTTATAGTTCGCATAGGAGGTTCGGATTTATTAGTATTAGATACTACTGTGCCTTTTGATAGCACTGATAATAGATATGTAAGATTAGGAATAGAAAAGAGAAATACAAGTTTGTATATTTATTGTTCAGATGGTACAACAACTTACGAAAATACATTTCCTAATTTTTTTGTTACGTATCCTGCCTTAGCGACTTTGAATATGAGCTTTGGTGCATTGCTTGCAAGAAATGGCACACAGCCTACACCGCTTGCAAGAAGCATAAAAGTAGATAGGGTAGAATGTATATTAAAATCTCATTTTATTTAATATGTTTTTTAAAGAAGGAGACATAGTATTATTTGGAGGTAGTAGTGGTTTAATGGGGAAATTAGTGCGTTATTTTGATAATGCAGAATACACGCATATAGGGATATGTATATCTATTAGTCAAGAGATATTTATATTAGATATGTGGAGCAAAGGTATAGAAATAGTACCTATTGAAAAGAGATTAGATGTATATCCTAAACAGCTTATTATTAGACCCAAAGATGTACATATTATACCATTTGCTATTAAAAGTATGCTATGGTATTGGCAGGGGAATAGACATATAGGATATGATTATTTTTTATTATTGAGAATAGCTATTGCTAAAAAATTAGGATTAGATTTTCTTTTTATAGGCAAAGAGAATAGATTTATATGTAGTGAGTTAGTACAAAAATATGCAAATTATTTTTGTACAGATTGGAAAGATATAAGTTTAATTACACCGCAAGATTTTGTAAGAAAGCAAAGTTCAAAGTTTTTGTACTTATGATGATAATAAAAGAAAAGCAATATGAAGCAATGCTAAATGCGATTATCTGTACATCAATCTTAATTGAAAGTATAGATGTATTACAAGAAACATATTTGTTTAAGCAAGACTTAAAATATAAAGCAAAGGCTTTCTTAAAAGAGTTAGAAAGAGTAATAAAGACTTTTTATGATTTGGAAGGCAAAGTAAATAAAATAGATTGGGAAGCAGAAAGTCAGTATTATGAACTAATCAAACATTCTGAAAAGCTATTAAAAGAGTTTAAGGAATTTATATTACAAAAGAATAGTGATTATGAAAATTAACTATACTAATTTTTTTTTAATACTTGTTTCTTTTTTATTTTTAATATTCTTATATTTGTACTATGCAAAAGATAAGACTTACAAAGAGTTATCAGAGATAGTAAAAAAGAAAGATAAGTATATCAAATTATTGGAAAAGAAAAATATAATGCTTGAAAATAAAGTTTATACATTAGAGTTATCTTTGAAAGATAGTATATTGTATAAAATTATTGAACGTGAAAAAGGTGAAGTTGAAAAGGCAATAGAATGGTTCAAGTAAAAACTATCATATTATTAGGATTTATTTTTCTATCTAATACATTATATTCGCAAGCGTATTGCTGTGATAGCTTAAAAAAAGCTATGTATTATGGTAAAATTTTAGTACGTAATATAGAGTATAGAGATAGCCTGCTTAATATACGTGCTAAAATTATAGGTCTATTAGAGGATAAAAATAGTTTGCTATTAGATAGTATAAAAAGCTCAAACAATATCATAACAAAATTAAATAGTGTAATATCTGATAAAGAAAACACTATACTATATCAAGAAAAAAAAATCAAGAATATACGCAAAAAAAATTTTATCTTAATAGTTGTTATCATTGGTTTAACCTTAATAGCTTTATAGTTTATGAACGGATTACGTAAATTTTGGGATTTGCTTACTGCTGATGAATTACACTTGCTTAAAGAAACAGGATTTTCTGTTAATTTTTCTACAAGCATAGAGCTATTCTTTGTAGATAGCAATAATGCTAAAAACCAAATCTTCTTTATCATAGAAAACGACGATAAAGGAGATTTTGTTATTTCAGACAAAGAAGGTAATAAATATTCTTATAGTTCTTTCAAAGAAAAAACATATGAATTTTTATTAAGTATTAAGAAAGAAGCTACTGAAAAAGAAAAGTTTGTAAAAAAGCTAATGACTTTGGAAGAAGAAACAGAAAACTCACAAGAAGAAAAAGCAAGTGAAAAACCAAAAACGAAAACAAGTAAAAAGAAATAATATGGCAGAGTTTAAGCCTTTTTTCCCGCACATTCTTCGTTGGGAAGGTGGTTATGCAGACTATAAAGAAGATCCAGGGGGTTGTACTAAATATGGTATTACTATTCACACGTGGAAAACTTTTGGTTATGATAAAAACGGCGATGGTATCATCACTTGCGAGGACGTAAAACGCATTACCGAAAAGGACGCTGAAGCGATTTATGAGCGTCAGTTTTGGTATGCTAACAATATGCACCTAATAGAAAATCAAAAACTTGCTGAACTGATATGCGATTGGTGTATCAATAGCGGAGCAGGAATAGCTATTATCAGAGTACAAAGGATACTTAATGATTTAGGCGAAAAATTAGTTGCTGATGGGATTTGTGGAACTAGAACTATTACTGCTATCAATAAATATAGTAAAGAACTTTACAAAAGAGTGTGGTTAGCAAGAGAGCAGTTTTATAGAGATATAGTAAAAAGAAATCCTGCAATGAGTATATTTTTGAAAGGCTGGCTAAATAGATTAAATTCATTCCCAAAAGAAATATGATATGGAAACTAATACTATATTAAACATTATCACTGTTGTTTTATCTGTTATTTTTTCTATAATGTCAGCATATATTATTATGAGAGAAAGACTTTTGAAATTAGAAATTAAATCAGAAGTTTTATCAAAAGAATTAGAAAAAACAAATGCATATGTAGGCAAAGAAATTTCAAATATAAAAGAAGTTCACGACGAATTAGAAGAGAAAATCTATAATAGATTTGATAATGTAGAAAAGATATTACAAGAAATTATGTTAAAGTTAGAACGTAATAGTGTAAGGTAATATGAACTTTGATATAAGAAATATTTACAGACATAAGACTTCTTCATTTATAGCAGTCTTGTTTATTATTGTAGCTTCATTATATTTTGTCTATGATGAAAAAGCAACGTTTGCTGAAATTACTGCTTTTTTAGTACCTATTATCAGTTTGTTATTATACGGTAATAGCAATAAACAATCTAATAATCATACAGAAAATAAAATAGAATAGTTATGGATTTTAATGGAACAGATATAATAGATGCAAGTTCAGTAAAAGATTTAATAGAACTTGCTAAACAAAATTCTGAAATCATTACCGAAGATGGGGAAACTATAAAGATTGACCCATGGGTTGATATTACCAAAGAATTAGAAGAAGAAAAAACAGAAGAAGAAATTATAGAAAGTATTGTAAAAGGAAGTGAAGATGATGATAACTATGATGATGATGATGATGATGATGATGATGATGATGATGATGATGAAATAGAAAATGATAATAATAGTAG